CGCCGACGCAATGCCCCATGGCGTTGCCCTCGGCGTTGAGGCCGGCGGAGAGATCGTCCTTAGCGCGAGCCGCGTTGAAGGAAGCTAACGCTTCCTCTGGCGTGTGGGCGAAGTGTTGCTGCATACCGTTGGGCTGCTTGATTCCATAAGCCCAGCCCCTCGTGGGGTCAGCTTCTTGATGTAAGGAATACCCCTCGGGTAATGTGCCTGCAGTATGCACAGGATCTTTGTTGCCCAACTTCACCCACCGCATCCCCGCCTCGGGGTACTCCTTGTGCACGGCGGCGATGCCCCGGGCCAGGTCCGGGTCCGCAGGGCCGAACTGGTTTTCCGCCATGAACTTATTCCACGCCGCGGTCTTGCGCACCGCGTCCGCCACGGAGGTGCGGGCGACCTGCTCCGGACTGAGGGAGAGGCCCGCGGCGTGAAGGTTCGCCTTCGTGCGCTCGGCGGGGCTCATCAGCGCGGGATCAAAGTCCGGCGTGCGCATGATGTCCTGCCACTTGTGAGCGCCTTGAGCGGCGTCGAGGTAATCGAGCACGTGACCGAATCCCAAGGGATCGCCTTCCATCTGAAGCCCATACATCGGCGTGGCGGGATCCGCCTTGTTCATCCAGTCCGGCACTGCTTGCGGATTCCACTTCGCTTTGAAGCCTCCAACCGTACCGCTCTCAATCTGAGAGTCTGAGTGCAAGCCCCACGGCGTGAGCGGCGCGCTCGTCAACGCATCATGCGTGTCCAGGTAACGGTCTCCGTAGTTGGGATAGCTCTGGCCGGGGTGCGTTGCCTCAAACTCCCGCGTACGCTGGCGGGACAGCTGCATGTCCTGGATGACGCTTTGATCCGGTAGCGAGCCCTCGGGCAAGTGCAGCCCCGGCAGCTCCTTCTCCACCTGAAGCAACGGGTCGTCCGGCGAGCCCATCTGCTTGGTGATGTAGTTGCGCAGCTGCGTGTCTGCCCAGGCGTTGGTCGGCGCCTTGGGGTTGCCCTCGCGCATCAAAGGCTCACGATAGTCCCCACCGTACAGGTAAGCGTCCACGCCCGTAGGGTCAAAGTTCCCGCCTTTCCGCTTGACCGCGGCCGCAACTTGACCCGACCGCAACGGCGCGGCGGGGAACGGGTTGTGCGCTAGGGTCGCCTCAGCTACACGCCCGAGAGCACCCGAGATGCCCTCTCCTGCGCGTTTTGCGGCGGTGGCCAGGGGTAGGGCTGACTGAGCCGCAAAAACGGTGTCTAGAGTGCTCTCCGCACGTCCGGGTTTGAACTGCGGCACATAGGTGCCCACGCCGGGGTAGGCGGAGGCTGAGACCCGCGCCGGCGCGTTGCCGTAGGACCACTCGTTGAGCTCCTCCGGCGCCCGGCCCACCGCCATCGTGCCCAGCTTGTCGAACCCCGCCTGCGCCGCCAGGGCGCTCAACGGGTTCAGCCGGGAGGTGTAGGGCGTGAGCGCTGCGCTCGCCTTGTCGGCGTTGTCCCGCAGCCACTGCAGCGCGTCCGCCATCGCGCCGAGCGCCCCGGAGCGCGGAGTGGGCTGGATCGTCTCGCTGCCCGCCGAGCCGCCGTCCGCTAGGCCCTTGCGCTTCGCCTTGTCCGCAGCGTAGAACTCACGCCCCACGCTCTGGCTGATGCCGACGCGCTTAGCGAACTTCGGGTCATGCGCCACGGCGGCCATCAGCCGCGCCTGCGCCGGGGACTTGCTGGGCATGGCGGGGCGCCCCTTCCTCTCTACTTCCGGTACTTGCTCAGCGCGTAGTCGTACATCAACGCCGCGAGCACCAACGTGTCGTGATACGAGCTGGGGAGGATGAAGCCGTACTCGCCTTCGTCGTTGCTGTAGCCGATGTACACGTCCTGCAAGCGACCGGACTCCACGTCCGTAGCCATCTGCCGTAGCAGGTCCGGTAAGTCCGCGGGGAGCCGCCGAGGCTTGTCGAGCTTGACCACGTTGACGCTCATGTGAACGCCTCAACGCTTGATCACGCGGTCAGCCTTCGCGTCGATCTTAGCCGCGGTGTCCGGGCTCATGCGCCCCGCCTTCACGGCCTGCGTTGCGCGGGCCTTGGCGTTCGCGGCGTGGGTCTTGTCGGGCATCGGGTACTTGCGCGCCCCTGGCAGACCGAAGTCACTGGAGGGGAGCGCCTTGCGCGCCTTGGCCTTGAGCTTGCTCATGGCTTGACCTTCAGCGTGGCCGCCAGCGCGTCAATAGCGGCCTGGGACGCCGTGAGCGCCGTGGCCTTCTCGGCGTCGGTAATGTCGCGGCCCTCGACGTTGGCCTGGTTGAACGCAATCGCGACCTGCTGCAGCTGCTGCGCCGAGGTGAGCAGGGTGCCGATCAATGCGGCGATCTCAGCGGCGGTCATGGCTTGGCTCCTTTGCTGTTGAGGTATGCCTGCACCGCGGTGAGCGCGGTCACGGCGACGTCGAGACGGTTCTGCGCGGTGAGCGTACAAGGGTCCGACGCACCCGTACTGGCTGCGGAGGCGGCGCCCCCGGGCAACGCCTTCACGCAGTTGGTGTGAATGCCGTCCGCGACGCGCACGCCGTCCTGCGCGGTCTGTAGCTGGGTGACGAGGTTGCCGGCGTCCTCCGCGCTGAGCACGCCGCTCGCCTTGAGCTGCGCCGCCGAGGAGGCGAGGCCCGTGATAGTCGCTGCGGCAGCGTACACCTTCTTGTTCCAGGTGTCCGCGGGCGGTACGCCCAGCCCGGCGCACGCCGTGATCACCAGCGCCGCCCACAGGCTCAGCGCGGCGCGGGAGAGGTAGAACTTCATTCGGCTTCTCCTGTCTAGGATTTGCTCTGCGGCACCACGGGGTCAGCGCTGACCGTCGTCGTGGCGTCCGGCACCAGGTACTGCACCACGAACGCAAATGCCGTGCTGAAGGCCATGCTGACTTCGGTGGGGACGTCCTGATGGGCGAACGTCTTCACGAGCCAACTCACGATGATAGCCACCGCGCCGGCGAGCGCACCGGCGAGCACCTTGTAGGTCGGAGCGGCAGAGGGCGCAGCCATGGTACGCGCGCTCAGGCCGGGGTAGCGCCGCCGTCAGCCGGAGGCTCGGCTGGAGCGGGGGCGGGCGTGGGGATCGGGTTGAGTTCCGCATCGAGCTTGGCAGCTGCGGCGGTCTCCGCGGCGGTGTCGGCCTTCACGCTGGTGATCAGCGCGTCGAGTTCCGCCGCGGTGGCGCCGCCGCTGGCCTTGAGCGCCTCGAGTTGCGCGATGATTTGGTCCACCTTGCCGGCGAGCGCGGTGGTCGCCGCGGCATTCTCCGCCAGAGCGTCTTGAAGTTCTTGAACCTTAGCCACAATGAGTCCTTTCAGTTGGTAGGAAAAGAACAGAGCCGCCGTTGCGACTCCGAGCAGAACCAGTAGCAACGATGCGACGCTACCAGTTGTCATGGGGAGTGCGCCGCGTGTAGGCGACTGGGGGTGCGCGCTTAGCCCCCGGCTTCAGCGGCGGGGGCACGGGCGGGAGCTTGACCCGGTGAGAGCTGGTGGAGTACGTGTACGGGCCGCACACGTGACTCACCCAGGCCGCGGCGAGCGCGAAGATCAACGAGTAGAGCATCATGAGGGCGCGTCCTCCGTCGTCAGTTCAAGGCGCAGCGCGTTGCCCGCCACCCGGTTCACCCACCCCGCTCCGTAGTCGTCCCAAAGGGGGTCGGGGCGCCCCGTATAGTACCGTAGCCGCAGCCCCACGTAGCGGATCAGTACGTAGAGCGCGGGCAACGCCTGCACCGCCGCGAGCGTCTTAGGGCCAAAGTGCCCGTCCTGCTGCTCCGGGGGCATCCTCGCCGCTTGCTGCAGGAGCCGCAGCGCGGTGACCGGAGCGCCCCGCGCACTGGTGTTCACGGCGCAGTCGAAGACCTCGAACCGGAGCACCTCGGGCAACGCCTCGCACCCCGCGGGGAGCCAGTAGTCCCGACGGTAAAGCGCCTTGGCTTCCTCCCACGTAAGGTTGGGGATGTCTACTTCCGGGTACGTGCGCTGACTGATGCCGAACTTGGTGCGCCCACCGCTGTCTACGGTGAAGCCGCCTTCGTTCGCCTTGAGCCGCTCCGCCGCAGTGTTGAAGTCCATCGTCATGACCCTCGTTCCTCCTCGTCGTCCTTAAACCCGTAGGGACGCCAGTGATCCCCGTCGTAAAACGCCTCAGCCCGGAACAGTGCGGTGCTGTACCACAGAGTGCCCGGGTTGCTCGTCACCTCACGGCCACTCGAGTCGTGCCACCGCACAGCGCCGCTGAGGGGGCCGAGTGTCTCACTTGAGATACGGATTGCCCGCGGTGACGGCGTGCTGGGCCCGTCGTTGCGCCTCATAGTCCACGTCCTCCGGTTCGTCCTCCTCGTACACCTCAAGGTCGAGCAGCCCCAGGTCGCGCAGGTACAGCAGCGCCTGCGTGAGGCAGTCGACGTAATCATCGTGCTCCCCCGCGGGGAACTGCGTCCACTGCTTCACCGCCTTGCGCACCCACATGACGGGCTTGCCCGCTTCGTCCTTCCGGCCGGACTCGAGCAGCATCACCAGCCCCGCGTCAATGAGGGGGAGGACCTGCTGTAGCCGCGCGGTCTTGTCGGCGCGACCGGGGTTGTAGCTGAAGACCGGGATGTTCGCCGCGTTCAGGTCCTGGATGACGCTGATGCCAGAGCCCTTAGCCTCGACCACGATGTTGTCCGCACGACGCGGCGGGTGCAACCAGTCGTCGCCGCCGCGGGGGTCCGTGCGCCCGCCGTACTCGTTGCGCCAGTCGTGGATAACCTTCTTGCGCAGCTTCGGGTACGCCATCTTCTCATCCCAGGCGTCGAGCACCAACACGCGCTTCAGGCCCTTCTTGTCCTTGTACACGCCGAGCGCCAGGTGCGCGGTGTCGTCGGGGTCGGAGTTCTTGTTGGTCCCCTCGGTGAGCGCGGTGTCGTAGCTCTGTAGCACGTACAGGAAGTCCGGCAGCTCCAGCGTGTGCGCGTACAGCCCCAGCTTGTCCGCCTTGACGAGGCCCCCGCCCCGCGGCGCTGGGCGCTGCTGGAGCTGGCCCGCCGTGCCGTAGTCGCCGAGGGAGCGCTCCAGCGTCTTCAGCTCCGGCTCACCGAAGCGCTCCGGCCACAGGAGCGCGCCCTCCTTCCGTGCGTCACGCCAAGCCAGGTGCGGCTTCTTCCCAATGTCATACACCTGCGGCTCGTAACGCATCGGCAGGCAGAGGTGCGTGTAGGAGTCGAACTCCTCGGCGAGGATGTGCCCGCTGAGGTCGCCTTCGTGTAGGCGCTGCATCACCACGATGCGCCGCACCGTCTTGGGGTCGTTACCCCGGGTGCTCATCGCCTCGCGCCACCAGGTGACGGTGCCCTTACGGACCGCGTCGCTCTCCGCCTCAACGGCGTTGTGGGGGTCATCGGCGATGATGAAGTCGCCGCCTTCGCCCGTGCCCTTGCCACCCACGGAGGTCGCGATGCGGTAGCCCCCGGCGGAGTTCTTGAGCCGCACTACCGCGTCGCTGGTAAGCACGGGGGCGGAGGGGAACACGCCGCGGTACCACTCGCTGTTCAGCAGGAGCCGGGTCTTGTCGCTGTCGCGGTTGCTGAGGTCGCCGCTGTAGGACGTGTAGAGGAACTTCAGGTGCCGCAGCGCCGAGTGCGCCCAGACCCAGGGTACGAGGGCGACCGACACGCTCGTGCTCTTCATGCAGCGTGGAGGAATGTTGATCAGCAGGTTGCGCGTCGGTAGCGAGCCCTCAACGAGCGCCTGTACGTGCTCCGTCACCGCGTGAATGGGCATGCCGTCCGTGAACCGTACGCCCGGCTCTATCACGTGCCACGAGTGGCGCACAAAGGAGTGGTAGTCCGCTACGAGCGCCTCCCGCAGCAGCGCATCGGCATCGAAGGCGCTGAAGCGGTAATCCGTCATCCCGCGGCGCGGAGACCCATAAACGACGCCCTCTGCGCTCATGCAATGCCCTTCGCGGGGGCAATCACGCCGAGCGTCTCGAGCAGCTTGAAGGCCATGCGCTTCTCGTTGGCGGGGAGCTCATTCAACCGCTTCAGGATGCCCGCCGTCTCCACCGTCACTGGGCGCTCCGGCGCTCCGCCCTCAATGCCGATGGGCATCTTGCGGTCGTAGTAGGGGGCAGCGCTCTTCGCGCACTCGATGCGCAACGCGAGCGGCTGAGTAGGGTCCAACGCCACGAGCCGGAGCAGCTCGGCGGGGGTGTCCACCGGCTCCCCGATCACCTCCTCCGCGTGATCCCGCTCCGCCGCCTTGAGCTGCAGCATGCTGAGCAGCACGTTGTTCCGGTTGACGCGGTTGCCGCTGCGGTTCACGTACACACCCGGAATGCCCGTGCGCCGGAGCCCGAAGCGCGCAGCGTGCAGGTCGTCCGCGCTCTGGCCGTCGTAGTCCTCGCCTTCTGCTTCTCCCCCTTCCGTCGGACCTGGATGTCCGCACGTTGCGCAAGGGCCGTGACTGTACCGGCGCAGGGCGCCGCACTGAGCACACCACGCTGCATTGTCGTGTTCCGCCTCCTCGGAGGGTGGAGCGGGTCGTTGCTTAGGCGTCACTGCTACCTTCGGAGTGCTCCGCCCTGCGCTGCTGCGGGCGCTCTGCTTTGCCGGGGCCTTACGTGCCGCGGTCTTTTTGGCGGGGGCTGCGGTGGTGCGGGCCATATGCGGCGGAAGTATAGGCGCAGGGGCGGAGGCGCGCGGGGTTAGGCGCGGCGGGGTGGCGTTTCAGCCGTGCGGGCGAGGATTTTAGGAGGTAGGTTTTAAGTCCTGCGCAGATATGTAGAAACCCAGTCTGACTCCTACGCTTATATGGGAGGCCTTATGCGACGCAACGTGACCTAGCCCCACGTTTAGGTCTGTAAACGAGTACATCTACGCTTTCGTCTCGGGACTATTCTTGCCGTATGTCAGAAGCGGGGTGCTCCGCGCTACGATGGAGGCTGTAGACGCCGTAACGATTGCTTTCTGGCCGAAACTTCTCTGCTTAACTTCAGATGGGATGGATGAGGATTAATTCTAAAGTTTCTGTAGTTAGTTGAGATTTATGGACTGAAAAGGATAGTAGGGTTTATATGACTTTTCAAAAGGGACGTACAATAGAGAAAGTCCGAACTGATGGGAAACGTGCGATTCGCATTTCATTCGTAAACCGCATAGTTATATTTCAGTGCCTAATTTCTATAAAAGAAGTTCCGGTCCTAAGAGGCATAGGCTGATTCCTGGGATGGTTTCGACTTAACAGACCGAGCGGAGCACCAAGAGCAGAGCCAAAGAGCTCCCACAAGCCCTTTACTTCCGCCGCACCCCACACTTATACTGGCTACTTCTTGTTCTCACCCAAGGAGCCACGCGCCATGCCCGTCACCCCTACCGCGCTGTACAACCCCAACCCGAACTTTCGAGTGCTCAACTTCAAGGGCGTCGTCGGCTACTACCTGGAGGTAGTCCCACTCCGCCGCGGCAACAACCTCCACTACTACGAGTACGCAGCGCGCATTAAAGAGCGCCTCAGCAGCGAGTACGCTGAGACCGACCGTACCGTGTGGAGCGGGCGCGGCCCCAAGCGCGGAGAGCTCAAGCGCGCAGCTGAACTCCGGCTGGCCGAGTTCAAAGCCTATTTGCGCACCGCAGGGCACACGCTACCGGCGGATTCACGCACTGAGCACCTACGCTACGCCGTGCGCCGGCCGGAGTGGATACCCTCCCGCCTCGGCACCAAGCACAGCCCCGAAGCCCGTGCCAAGATAGCCGCCGCTATTAAGCGCCGTCACGAGGAGGGCGCCTATACCTATGAGCACCTCCACTACCCCAAGACCGAGAAGGAAAAGCTCGAGTTGCTGAAGGAGAAGGCCCGCGCTAAGGGCGTCAGCCTGCGCACCTACATTGAGCAGCAAGAGAACCGCAAGGCCGAGCTGGAAGCCTACCGCAAGATAGCCGAGCGCATCGACGCCAACCGGCGTGCGCTGAAGGAGACCGGCATGATGCCCGTGCCTCAGCTCGGCCGGCCCCGTAAGGACGAACCCCCGCGTCGCCTTAGCACCCAACCCACCGTACCCCTACCGCACGCCAACCCACGCCCCAACCGCGAGCGTGTTCCCCCGCTGAAGCTCGTAAAGCCCGAGGACCGTCCCGTCCGCCCCATGCCCAAGGTACCCCCGCCCCCCGGCGCCAGCGAAGAGCTCAAAGCCCGCCTCGCCAAGATCCGTTCCCGCAACCGCACGGAAGAGTAGCGCTCCCCATCTGGGCGCGCAGCCCACTTTACTTATTCCCGGAGCGGCTCTATAATCGCGGCGTTCGTTCAACCCTTTAGGAGCTACCCTGTGAATGCAAACCAAATGCGCGCCTGGTGCCTAGGCGCCCTTCAGGTCGGCACCACGCCGGCTGACACCGCTGAGTACGGGTTCGCCAGCGGCGCTACTCTCCCCCGCATCAGTGAGTTCCCGCTCGGTGACAACTGGGTCCCCGTGGCTGAGGGCACCTACTGCCCCTTTGCTGACGTGCCACACAATCTCGCCTCTGATGAAGTGTACGTCTCCCGCGAGGGGGTCTGCTACGTCGGCTGCGCTACCTGGGCACTCTGCCACTTCCGGTTCGTTCAACGCGCTGAGCAGGTGGCCGCATGAGGTCCGCTACCTTCTCTTTCGGCTGGGAAGACCCCGAATTCGGTCCCCTCCTCGTCCATTACGAGTACGAGCCGGGAGAACCACAGACTTGGCACCACCCCGGCTGCGGCCCCACTGCGGTAGCCTACCTCTGTCAGCTTGACGACAACGACCTTACCAAGCTGGGCGAAGTGAAGCTCGGCGCGATGAGCAAGCCCTGGGCTGTCTACGTCGGTGACTTCTGCCCCGTTGGCTCGTTCCAGGAAGAGTGCGACGCGGCAGCGTACGAGGATGCCTGCAAGATGGAAGAAGACGGCGATGACGATTACGACCGCCGCGAGTACACCGAGCCGTGGTACTGAACGGTTCCGTTAAATAGTACCGCTCCCCCGCGTTTAAGGGGGTAGCGGCATTCCGCGAATAGGCGACATAATTCTTTCTGTTCGCTAACCAACCCCGGAGCTACCCCAAATGCGTAAGTCTGCTGAGCACCTGAAGGTCATTGAAGCTGCTGCCGCGCGGTTCGTGAAGCTGGCTAAGGAAGCCGAAGCCCACGTAAAGCAGTACTACCCAGAAGGCCCCACCTGGGCGCAGTTTCAAATGATCTACGCCGACGCGTTCGCGGCCGAAGCTGCACTCGCCGCCCTGAAGCGCGCCGCCTAAACCCCACACTCCACGGAGCTACCCACATGATCACCGCCCGCAGCCTGTTCACCTGCGCCCTCATCGCTCTCTCCGCCTCAGCGCAAGCTCAGGAGGAGCCCACCACCCCGACCGTCGTCGGTCTGCACCTGGTCAGCCACCACTTCCCCGCTCGCCCGGGCCAGCGCAACTTCAACCCGGGCGTGTACGTGCGCACCAGCTCCGGGCTGACGCTCGGGTACTACCGCAACACGCTCAACCGCAACAGCGTGTACGCGGGGTTCACAATTGAGCGCGCCGTCACCTCCTACGCCTCAGTCGCGCTCACGGCCGGCGCCGTGACCGGCTACCGCCGCAACGACGCTGGAGAGGGGTTCGCTAAGTCCGCGCTCACCCCCATGCTCGCCCCGAGCCTGAAGGTCGGTCCCGTCCGCCTCAGTTACATCCCGGGCGTGGGCGTCAGCCCCAGCGTGCTGCACCTCAGCGCGGAGTACGCACTGTGAGCCGCCCCGCTAACCGTTTCATTAAGGGCAACGCCGTGTACGCTTGCCGCTGCTGCGGACGCAACACCCGGCAGACCGGGCGCGGCGACAACGACGGCGTCCGGCTCTGCGCTGAGTGCTACGAGCTGAGCGGGTTCGAGAACCAACTCAGCGACGAGGGCCAGCTCAACGACGCCGAGTGGCACGCCATTGAAGGGCTGATCCGCTCCCTGCAGGGCTACCCCAACGCCGAAGTGGACTCGTGGTTCTCCACGTTCGGCGCGCAGCTGTCCGCTTACCACGAGAGAACCAACCCCACCGACGACCCGACCACCCCACCCACAGGAGCTACCATGACCACCGCCACCCGTACGCCGTCCCAGACCCCCGCCGCTCAACGTGCCCGCGCCCGCCGCGCCGCGTTGAAGGCGCAAGGTGAGCCCACCGCACCCCAGCTGCACGCGCTGACGGGTGGGGTTCACATGAGCGGCGGAAGTGCTCGGGAAGCCACCGAGGACGCACCGAGTGCGGCCGAAAGTGCCGCCCCCAACCAACCCCCTGCGGGCGCGGGCGCGTTTGCCGCTCTGACGGCGGGGCTGACCACTTCCTCCCGTGACGCGGGGGCCGCACTGGCCGCCAGCGCCGCTATCAACAAGGCCCGTAAGGCGCCGCTCAAGCCCACCCCGGGCAAGAAGGCCCCGCCGAAGCCCGTCGGCGCCCCCGCCCCGCTCAACCCGGCCGAGTACCGCGTCGGCGAGTACAAGGGTCGCGCGGGCACGGCGATGTACGCCTTCATCGAGCGCGTGCGCACGCTGGGGGGTTGCGTCAACCGCGAGCGTCTGCTCCGTAGCTGCGCCGCCGCGCCGGTGCACGCGCTGGTAAAGGACCGCGCCGCGGTGCTGGACTACTTCGCCTGGGCCGTGCGCAATGGGCTCCTGGTCGAGGCGAAGCCGGCCCCCGCCCAGCGCCGCCGCAAGTCCAAGCCGCTCAACCCCCTGGCGGGCGAGTGAGGGGTAGATACTGAAGGCCGCAGGGCTTGCTACTCTGAGAACTGACAACCTAAGGAGCTAACGTGCTTTTTCTCTTCATCTTGGTCCTTATCTTTCTCGGTTTCTACAACCTCGCCGAGTGGGAGCAGGCAGAGTCCGCCTCTTGGCGCGGCGCGCGCCCTGAGCCCCCGCGGCGCAAGGGGTCCGGCTGGGTGCTGTGGGGGTTGTTCGCCCTTCTCGTGCTGATGTGCGTATACGGAGGCTGAGACATGATACACAACAGGTTCCCCTTCATCGTCATTGTCGAAAACCAACAAGAGAGCGGCAACGGCATTGCGCTCACTCAGACCGCCACGTTGGTCGACAACGACTCCTACGACGAAGCCGAGTGGCGCATCCGTCACATGAGTTCCACTCAGAGTTTGAAGGACGTCAAGGTGTTACGCCTGTACCCGGCGAACTACAACGTCAAGCCAGCGCTATGACGCGCTCCGCTACGCTCGCCCCACACCGCGTCATCGCAGGGGCGGATGACTTCCTGCGCTCGGCGCAGCTGCCCACGTACTCTGAGGTGGTCAGCGCGTTGCGCGTGGCCTACTACGACTCGTTGGTCAGACACCACTACGGCGCCGCGCTCTCCGAGCCGGTTGCTGAGCGGTGCGCCGCCCTACTGAACCGCATCCCACGGGAGGACGCATGAACGTCAACGTACCCACGGCCCCCAGCCACTACGTGGGCCATGAAGCCGCAGCGTGGGAGGCGGGCTATGAGATGGGCTACCGCATCGCCTCCGCGCGCCCCCAGGCAGAGCCTCCGAGCGACAAGGAGCTGGAAGCCTGGCGCGCCGCAGCTGACGAGTTACTGCGGACCACCTACCCCAACGCTTACACGTTCCGTCAAGCGGCGTCCTTGCTGCAGGACGCGTACCTGTTCGCGCGGGAGGTTCGCGCTTTGCAGGGGCTCACATGACCCCCACCCTGAGAGATGCAGCGCAAGCGCTGCTGGACCTATGGCTACACCCATGTGTCGGTAAGAAGTGGGAGTCACACTTCAAGGCGCTTGCAGCTGCCCTAGACATCCCAGCCCAAGTGGATGACGCACTCGATGCGCGGCGGCTGGATTGGCTCATGCGCAATGTCAGCGGAAAGGAATACAGGCGAATCGGAATCTACTATGCCGATGGATGCACGCGCGATCTGATCGACGCAGCAATGGAAGTTGACGACTACCGTGCTTCTTTGGAGAAATCCCATGACTAACCCCCCACAAAGCGAGCGAGAGGCGTTCGAGGCTTGGGCAAGCCGAGAGGGCTACTCGGGCGAATGCATCAATTGCGCAACAGGTCCTGATGGCGAGCCGGTGTATGCCGACAGCCGGACGCATGCTGCTTGGTGGTCGTGGCAAGCCGCCCTCGCCTCCCGCACCCCCGGCCCAGCGCCCGAGGGGGCGGCAGAGCCGGTGAAGTATGTGCCCTGGACCGATCCGCACGAAGCGGTTCCATGCGAAAACACTCGCGTATTCGCTGAAACGAGAGAAGGCGCCTTGATCTTCTGCACCTACCGCGACGAGGAATGGCAATCATCCAATGGCGTCCACTGCTACGCTATTAAGCGATGGATGTCTGAAGAAGACTTGCGCGCCATGCTCACTGCCTCTCCCCAACCTCCCGCCGCTTCGGCAGTGCAGATACCTGATGTACCGAATGCGCCTATTTGGTACCTGAACAGTGAAGCCGCAGCTTGGGAAAGTGGATGGGTGATCGGCTATGCCGCCGCTCTCGCTGCTGTACCCCAAGAAGCCGAGCCGATTCCAAATCTTACGACTGACGAACGCGGCACGAGAACGGTAGGGCCGGATGACGGACTCAAACAGTCGATGCCGAACCCTACCGCGATGGACTTGGTTGACCCCATGTTCAATGCTATTTGGAACGCCACCAAGACATGGGACGTGAACGCGCCAGAATATTACGTCGGCTACTGCGGGCTTAACGGATCACACGTCATGCTCATTTTGAATGCGGTTCGCGCCGCTCTCGCTTCTCAGAAGGGGCAGCAGAAATGAGCAACCTCACCGATGAGCAGATCGCCGCAGCCGTTCAATATCTCAAAGACGTGGGACAGAATGGAACTGCGACCGAACGGTCAGTTGCCGTTACTGCACTTCATTTGTTGACCGCCACTCCCCGAGTACAGCGAGACGCCGAGCCGGTTGCGCAGCAAGGAAAGACAGTTGCGCAGTGGCTTGATGACCCGAATGTGCCTGCAGACGCCTTGTTCGTACCCGCAGACAAGAGTGTCGAGCCGGTGGCGTGGAAGATCAAGACTCCTTCAGGTTCCGTCATCTACGAAGACGTTGACCCGCGAGAGAACTACTCCGAGGAGTGGCTTGACTCATGCGAGTCGGTCATTCCGCTCTACGCCGCACCTCTCGCACAGCGAGACGCAGAAAGGAATGCGCTGGTCACACAGTTGGTTGCAGCACTCGAAGAAGCCCGTAACGGATTGACTTGGTACATCGACATGGCGCCTAAGTTCACTGACGGATCAGACGATGAGGCGTTGACGCGCATCGATGCTGCCCTGTCGGCCGCGAAGGAGGAGCAGCCTTACACTCCGAGCATGGTTCAGCAAGATCTACCGACACACGCCTCCTGGAAACAGGAAGGCAACGTGGTGACCGTGACAGGTAGCGTAGAGCTTCAACCCACGCTAGACGCCCAGGTCAAGGCTGCGTTCGTCAAGTACTTCGGCTCAGACCATGGCTGGCTTGACCAAGTCGGCAGCTGGTTCACAGAAGGTTACAAAGCGGGCCTGACAGACGCCAATAATCCCCCGCCCAAGCGCTAACCCGCTCACCTTTTCAACTCAACCAAGGAGCTACCCAATGAAGAAACCCACTACCACGATCGCGCGCCCCTACGAGACCGACTACGCAGGCGCCTGGCGCGGACACTGCAACACGCGTGAGAGCGCTATCATGGCCGCGATGCGTCACCTGGTCACCGACGGCTACACGCGCGCCACGGTCACAAACCGTCAGACCGGCGCCGTGGTCGCTCGGCTCAGCTTGAGCGACGACCGGCGGACCGCCAAGGTGGAGACCGTCACCCAGCTGCGCAAGCAGCCCCCGCGCTCCCACGTTCCGAAGACCCAGAAGAAGGTCAAGCCCAAGAAGAAGCCCCACCTGAAACTCGTCGCAGGAGGGCGTTGATCATGCAAGGTTCTGAGCTCACCTATCGCTTGGTCGCCGTCCAAGCGGTCGAGGCGCGCATCCAGGCGCTTCAGACCGGGATCAGCGAGGCCAAGGCGGGCCACATGAGTAGCCTGCTCTCCCCGCTGGAGGACAACCTGCGCATCCTGCGCGAAACGCGCCTCTGGCTCATCAACCTGAAAGTGGAGTGAGCATATGACGTACACCCCGTTCAAACACCTACCAGAAGGCGCACCAACAGCCGTCCCCTGCCGCACGGGTTGCGGGCGCCTCACCAATATGACCGGCACAAAGCTCTGCGATCCGTGCTGGGAACTGAGGCGTTTGCTGAGCGTCACGCCCCCAGAGGCCGTCGCCTATCTGCTGAAGGAGAGCAAGCTCAGCCCGAAGTTCTTGTCGGGGCTAGAGCGCTTGCGGCAAGATGACTTCTAGCTCCGCTTTACTTTCCGCGAACGGCTCCGTATAATCGTGCTTGTTCACAACCAACCCGGAGCTACCATGTCGTCAGGCACGTCTTCTAAACCTTTCATCCCCTCCCCCCAACAGGCCGCGTTCTTCGATTGGATTGACAACGGCACGGGCTCAGTCGTGCTCGAGGCAGTCGCCGGCGCGGGCAAGACCACCACCTTGATTCAGGGGTTGGAGCGCATGCGGGGGCAGGTCTTCTTCGGCGCGTACAACAAGCAGATCGCGGACGAGATCAAGCTCAAGGCATTCGGCGTCCACCCCAAGCTCACAGTGAGCACAATGCACGCCGCGGGGTTCAAGCACCTGAGCCGCGCACTGGGCAAGTTGGAGGTGAACGGCGACAAGTGCCGTAACCTGTTCCGCTTCTACTTCGAGTCCGCTCGCCACCTGCAGTCCCCCGTGCTGAAGCTCGTCAGCCTGGCTAAGCAGGCCGGTGTGGACGCGTTGTTCTCGCAGTCGGAGGACGTGTGGCTGAAGCTGATCAGCCACTTCGACGTGGAAGTGATTGACGAGAAGCGCGGGCGTGACAACACGGATCAAATCATCAGCTGCGCCCGCAAGGTGCTCGCGGAGAGCCACGTGCAGGACGTGACGCAGGTGGACTTTGATGACATGATCTACGCTGCGCTGCGCCGCAACGTGCCGGTGTGGGAGCATGACTGGGTGCTCATTGACGAGGCGCAGGACACCAACGCCACCCGACGTGCCCTGGCGCTGCGCCTGCTCAAGCGCGGGGGTCGGCTGGTCGCGGTGGGGGATCGGCATCAGGCCATCTACGGGTTCACGGGGGCCGACGCCACCGCGCTGGACGACATCAAGGAGGCGGTGAGCGCCGCCGAGCTGCCCCTCACGGTCACGTACCGTTGCCCGCAGGCGGTCGTGAAGCACGCCCAGCAGTGGGTGAGCCACATCACCGCAGCGGAGAGCGCTCCCGCGGGTCAGGTGGACCGCATGGACGTGAAGGACCTAGTGAAGACAGCTCAGCCCGGCTCGGCCATCCTGTGCCGGTTCAACCGCCCGCTCATCGCGCTCGTGTATGACTTCATCCGCGCCGGTAAGGCCGCCAAGGTGGAGGGGCGCGACATTGGCAACGGGCTGAAGTCCCTGGCGCGCAACTGGTCGAGCAAGACGTATGACGAGCTGGAGAGCTGGCTCGAGGTGTACGAGCAGCGGGAAGCCGCAAAGCACCGCGCACAGGAGAACGAGGCGAAGGCTGCCGCGGTGGAGGACAAGGTGGCTTGCCTGCGTACCGTCATTGAGCGCACCAAGGAGCTGCAACCCGGCGCGGCGGACCCCGTGGGCGCCGTGTGCACGGAGGTGGACGCAATCTTCGCAGACACTGAGGGGAACGCAAAGGGGCTCGTGCTCCTGAGCTCCATTCACAAGTCCAAGGGGCGTGAGTGGCCACGGGTCTTCTGGCTGCAGACGGGGCCGTCTACGTGGGCGCGCAAGCAGTGGGAGCAGGACCAAGAGGTCAACCTCATGTACGTCGCGACGACCCGCGCCCAGACGCACCTCACGTTGGTGGGGATGTGAGATGAGCGGCGAACTCAACCCGGATATTCTGCGCAAGATCCGTAAGTGCCTTGCGCTGGCGGAGTCCTCCGTCCCCGGAGAGGCGGAAGCCGCGATGCGCCAGGCGCAGAAGCTCATGCAGCTGCACGTCGTGGACTCTGACAGCTTGGACCGCTCCGCCATTCAGCGAGCGCACTGCCACGGTGTCACGGGCCAGAAGCCCCCTCAGTGGGAGAACCGGCTCGTGTGGCTGTGCTGTCGGGCGTTCGGCGGGCAACCCCTGTGGGCTAACGGTCCGAAGGGAGGCAAAACCAAGTACGACAACGGGGTGTGGATCTTCCTAGCCGAGGGCCAACGCGCCGAGCTGATCAAGTACGCCTATGCGGTGCTGAGCCGGCAGGTGCTGAAGGCGCGGGCCACGCGCTCGGCGGAGTGGCACGTCGGGATGAGCCGACCCGCAAAGGCCGCTTACCTGGACGACTACTGTGACGCCTACGTGGAGCGCCTCAGCGAGAAAGTCGCGCCCTATGCGTTGACTGAGCGGGAGCAGAAGGCTCTAGAAGGCGCTAAGCAAGCCATAGTGGACTCCTCCCGCCCAAAGGCTGAGACGCGCTCAGGAGCGGGCTCTCTGCTTGCCCGAGCGGCAGGTTATGAGGACGGGGCAGACGCCACCTTTCACGCCGCGGCCAAGGGTCCGGCGGAGCAGGTCAAGTTGGGGCATCAACAGGAGTCCGAATGAACATCTACCTGGTGCAAATGACCGCCACGCGCCGCACCCGGCGCAAGGCGTATCACATCGAAGAGGTGCTAGGCGTGTTCGCCAACACGGAGGACGCCGCCGACTACGTGCGCCACGTGCGGGTCAACCTCAAGCTGCCTTGCATGATGCGGGAGCGGACGCTTCACTACGGGCAACAATTGCCCGGGCTTACGGGAGTGTTGGAATGAGCCCACGGGAATCTGAGGCGCTCGAATACATCGTGGGGCATCCGCTGATGACGCCTGCGGACGTGGCGGACATACTCGACCTGGCGGGGCGGGAGATTTGGGCCAGCATGCGCAACCAGAACGGCGACCCCACGTATGACTGGGACGAGCTGATTCTGGCGCACCAACAAGGCTAGCTTCCGCCCCGCGGCCCGGGGCATACTAGCCGGCGCCCCGCAACAACACAACCAACTTCCGCATGGCTGACAACCCGCAACAACAAGCCGAAGTACCTGCCACCTTTACGCAAGAAGACTGCGTGGTGAACGGGCACAAATACAAGCAGCACTATTTCCAATGGGTGCACGTGGAGGGCGAGTGGACCAACCGTCTTCAGTGCTCCACCTGCACCTTTGAGAAAACCAGCAACACCCCGCCCCACGGGGAGCACGACTGGCCGCTGGGCCGTAAGGTCTATGCGCCGGACCACATTCGTAATAAGAAGGAGCCTTCATGACCCACCGCCTGATCACCCTCATTCTCGCCTGCATCCTGTTCACGGTCGTGTACGCCGCGAGCGCGCAGCCCCAGCCACCCGCCGCGGTCCCCGCCAAGGCCATCTGCCTGCCGCAGGAAGCCGGGGGCATCGGTACGCAGTTCACCACGGTCGACCACCCCGACCAGCAGGTGATCATCTACACGTACCTGTGCAACGGTCAACCCATGTGGGTGTACGGGCTGTACTCGTGGAACCCGTTGCGCACGCGCCCTGTGAAATCGGGCACGCTGGCCGCGGAGCTGAAGAAACTTTACGTGCAGATGGGCTACATGAACCAGAACAGCGCCCCGTACGATGAGATGGCTCGGCGCCAGCTGGAGGCGTACCAACTCACTCCCACGGAGCTGAAGAAGCAGCAGACCCGGGCTAACCGCTCAATGGTGTGAGCGTGGGCTGGGTACGTACCGCGCTAGGCGCGTCCCTGACCCTGCTGGGCATTCTGAGCGCGTTCAGCGCCGCACTCGAGTACACCGTGTTCCACAGCATCACGCGGACCGAGGCCCTGTACGTGTGGGGGTTGTCACTCTTCCTGATGGTTTGCGCCGCTTTCCTGGTGCTGGAAGGGGACCGTAAATGAGTGCGCTGGAGCTGAACGTCACCTATGCGTTCATGGTCGTCGTGGTGCTGGGCTGCGGCGCGGCGTACGGCTACAGCCAGTACCGGGCGCACTCGTGGCTGGAGCAGCTGCTGAAGCGAGAAGCCAAGGGCTGCCGCCAGTTCAACGAGCCCGGCACGGGCGCGTGGATGAGCCTACTCTGGCCTGAGTGGTACGCCATGAGCGACAGCGGCGCACGGTACCCCGGGGGGCCGTGGCCGAGCCTGGAGTCGGCGCAGGACGCTACGGTACGCAACGCGGAGTTCCTACGTGAGTACGCGCTGGAGTCGGAGGACATCGCCGTGCCGCTGTGGCGCCCCAAGACGGGCGACTGGGGCAACGACTGGACCGCGTGCAACCTGGTGAACAACTTCGAGTTGCTCGAGTTCTGGGTGCGCAACGACGCGGAGATGCTCTCCTACCGCTAGGCCCTAGCCTTCCGGGCGGGGTGCGCGGTAAAGTAACCCGGCGCCCTCACCTAAGCAACCCCTGAAAGCCCCGCCTACCCTCGGGGCTTTCTTGTTAACCGGAGCACGTTCTAATATGAAACCTCCCGTCGTCAAGTCGCTGAAGACCCACAAACAAGTCGAACGTGCGGAGGACCGCATCGCGCGCTCGCTACCCCAGCCCCAACGCAAGCAGCTGCAGGACGTTCAGCAGCGTGAGCGCCAGTTGACGACGGGGCGCAAGCGGTGAGCGGAGACGCATCACACCGGGGGCGCTACCTGTTCCTGCTCCGTAAGCTGGCGGAGTACCCGGAGCCGGTGTGCTTCACGATGCTCCGCTATGAGTGGGAGGACCTACTCGAGCTGCTCACCCCGGACCTACCCCTGCTCGCCCCGCACGAGGACATGCTCACTCTGTACGGCTTTGTGCGGGAGGCCGCCAACGCCCCCGCAGGCGTCGCCGCGCTGCAGGTCCCCCCGCAGTACTGGAGCACGTTGCTTTACCTGATAGACCCCGTCAACCACCAGAGGACTCTCAATTGAACCCGATTCAACTCACCCCCACGGAACTGGCCACTGCGGCGCAGCAGGCGATGATGAACGGCGCCCCTACGGGGCCGCAGCAGATTCAGATCCCCGGGGACACGCCCTGCGTGTGGAACCTGAATATCATGGAGGCTGCAGGGATTCTAGACGTGTTGGAGCAGGCCCCGCTACCGCAGCGCAAGTGGGGTGCGCTCTTGATGCGGTTGCAGAGCATGACCCAGCAGGCGGCGCAGGATAGCCAACGCCCGAAGACCGCTCCGCAGGAGGCTCTCCTAGCGCAAGAGGCTCAGACCTTAGCGTTGGAACGCGAGATGAGTGGGGTTACGGGCGTGATGCGGGGCGAGATGCGGGGCGGTGCCCTCGTAGATGAGCCGAAGAAAGTCCGCGCGTTCGACGCCGTCACGTTCGGCGACGCTAAGGCTGCGTTGTTCGCGGCAGAGCAGCTACGGCGCACCGGCGACGGTACGTTGAACGTGGTTCCGCCCACGGAGGACCCTAACCAAGACTACTCCGCCCCGTTGACGCTCATTGGCTTGGCGCTGCACCACCTGGAAGAGTCCTTGCCCAACGGCCAGTTGGAGCGTACACAGCACGCACTGAGCGCGTTGAACTGGGGTGCAACGCAGCTGAGCCGCTGGCTGGCTGAGCGCACCCCGCCTACCCCCGTTTGAGAGGTGCGTATGGAGCGCACCGCCGCGGCGCTGAAGGCTGCACTCTCCGCGCACCCTCCAGCAACGTTTTACCGGGTGTTGGCCCTACCCCCTGGCCTGGTCACCGCGGAGGCTCTCGCGGCAGCTCGGCGTGAGCTCGTGCGCCGTTGTCACCCCGACCTTCACCCTGACGCGCGGTGGGCGCACGACCTGACGGCGCTAGTGAACAAAGCCCACGCCGTGCTCAGCGACCCCGCCGAGCGCAAGACCTATGACGCTCAGCTGCGCACCCACTACGCACCGTGCCCGGAGTGCAAAGGCGAGGGCGCCCGGTTGCGCGCTAAGGGCTTCAACAAGGTGATCACCGTGCACTGCTCCCGGTGCGACGGGGAAGGCTGGCTGCCGAAGACATCCCGATAACAGAGAGGACCCCTAGACATGACGATTTTCGAGCCCATGCTCGCCGCCACGCTAGACGCGGAGGGACAGCTTACCCGCTGGCCCTACCTCGCCAGCCCTAAGCTGGACGGAGTACGCTGCGTGGTGAAGGACAGTTGCGCGTACAGCCGCAACCTGAAGCCCATCCGTAACGGGCACATACAGGACCTACTGAGCGTGCGCCGGCTGAACAACCTGGACGGCGAGCTGGTGGTCGGGGCGCCGCACGGCGGAGACGTGTTCAATCGGACTCAGAGCGGCGTGATGCGGCTGGAGGGCACCCCGCGCTTCACGTTCTACGTATTCGACGACTTCACCAGCCCCGTGCGGGACTTCAACTACCGGTTGGGCTGCGCGGAAGACCGCATCGACGACTTCAATGAGGTCTATGTCTCACACGTGGAGCACACGCTCGTGCACAACCTGGCGGACCTCCAGCAGTACGAACGCATCGTGCTCGAACAGGGCTACGAGGGCGTGATGCTACGCGCGCCCGCCGCGCCCTACAAGTTCGGTCGCGCCACCGCCAAGGAGGGCTTCATGTGGAAGCTCAAGCGATTCACGGACGGCGAGGCGGTGGTGCTGCGCATTGAAGAAGGCTCCCACAACGAGAACACTGCGGAGCGCGATGAGCTGGGCCGCACCAAGCGCAGCACCGCCAAGGCGGGGCAGGTGAAGAGTGGGCTGCTGGGCACCCTCATCAGCCAAGACGTGCGCACCGGCGCCGAGATGCGTATCAGCCCCGGGCGCCTGACCCGTGAACAAAGGGAATACTACATGAAACACCCCAAGGAACTCGTTGGCAAGCTGATCAACTACCGCTCATTCGAGTACGGCGTGAAGGACGCCCCGCGGTTCGCGAACTTCCAGTCCTTCCGCGACCCGGCGACGTTGAGCCGCGCCCCCGCTACCGTATAATGAGCGGGTCGCGTCCACGGCTCACCGCGGAGGACTGCTGAGGCGGGGCCTGAACACCCCCGTAGTGCCGGGTGCATGGGTAGCTCCTTGATCCGCTCGGTCCCTCAGTAGTCGGAACCTCCGCTTGTGTGTCGCTGGACGCGACCCTGTCTCTAGACAGGAGATACCACTTGGCTAAGCCAGCAAGGTCTCGCGCTGCCCCCGAGCCGGAGCAGCTAGAGACCGACATGCTAGTCGACCTGCACCGTAGCGGGCTGGACGAGGCGGACGCGCTCTCCATGCAGCTGGAGTATTGCGACGTAGCCCCCGAAGGGCTCAAGCCCGCGGGTTTCAGGGGTTATGTGATACCGTACTTTGACCGCAGCGGGCAGCCCACGAACTTCTACCGCTTCCGCTACCTGGACGACACGCGTACGGGCTTCGAGCGCGTGAGCGGCGTGAAGACCCGCCGCTACACCCAGCCACCGAACACGACCCCGCAGGTCTACTGGGCACCCTTCACGGACTGGAACGACTACCTGAGTGACATCACCAACGCGGTCGCTATCACCGAGGGGGAGAAGAAGGCCGCGCGCTGCACCAAGGAGGGGTTGCCCTGCATTGGCCTAGGCGGCGTGTGGAGCTTTCAAAACGCCCACAACAACGAGCCCGTCCTGCCCGACCTGGAGGACATCGAGTGGCAAGGGCGCCTGGTGTACATCGTGTATGACTCGGACGCCGCGGACAAGATTCAGATTCAACAGGCGGAGTTCCGCCTCGCACGTCGGCTGGTAGCGTTCGGCGCCGTCGTAAAGATAGTGCGCCTACCGCCGAGTGGGGAGGACAAGCGCGGGCTGGATGACTTCCTGGAGCACGAAGGCATTGAGAAGCTTTGGCAGTTGCTCGAGCGTACGGAGATGTTTGACGAGGCGAAGGCGCTCCACCAGCTCAACACCGAGGTCGCCTACGTGAAGGACCCCGGCATTGTGTATGTGCTCGAGACCGACCAGCAGATCAGCGCCGACGGGTTCAAGAACCACCGCTTTGCGGACCGCATGTACACCCGCACCACGTACAACAAGAAAGGCGAGCCCACGCTAGACGACCGTCCCGCCGCGCAGGACTGGCTCAAGTGGCCGGGGCGTAACGCAGTCGAGAAGCTGGAGTTCGAGCCGGGCCTGCCGCGTATTACCCCCACCGGGGCGCTGAACCTCTGGCGTGGGTGGCGCTACTCCCCCAAGGCGGGGGACGTCACTCCCTGGCTGCGGTTGCTGGACCACATATTCGCGGGCGAGCCCTTTGCGCGCAAGTGGGCGGAGCAGTGGTGCGCGTACCCGTTCCAGTACCCCGGCGCTAAGCAGCGCACCGCGCTGGTGGTGTGGGGGTTGCTCAAAGGGACGGGTAAGAGCCTAATCGGCTACACGCTAGGGGACCTGTACGACACCGCGTTCGCCGAGGTGGGGGACGACCAGATCGAGCGGCAGGACTTCAACAGCTGGGCGGACAAGAAGCAGTTCGTACTCGGCGACGACATCACCGGCAGTAACAACCGCCGCGTGGCGAACGCGCTGAAGACCATGGTGACGCGGGAGCGCATCCTGATCAACATTAAGCACATCCCGCAGTACTACACGCGGGACTGCATCAACTACTACTTCACCTCGAACAGCCCCGATGCCTTCCTGCTCGACGAGGATGACCGCCGCTACTTCATTCACGAAGTGACCGCTGAACCGTTGTCGGACGACTTCTACCTGAAGTACTACGACCCGTGGCGTAAGAGCGAGAAGGGTCGGCGTGCGTTGATGCATCACCTGCTCAACGAGGTGGACTGCACCGACTTTGTACACACCGCTAAGGCGCCCATGACGCAGGCGAAGCGGGAGATGATCGGGCTGACGCGCACAGACCTTGAAAGCTGGATCGCGATGTATCGGGAAGAACCCGACGCTTTGTGCGCTAAGTTCAATAACTCGGACTTTTTGAGCATGAGCGAGTTAATGCTCCTGTATGACCCCCAGGGACAGCACCGCGTCACTGCGATGACGTTCGCGCGCAAGCTGAAGGAGCTGGGCGTGCCCCGCGTGGACCCCGTGGACCGTGAGCCGGGCGCGCAGCTGCGGTTGGGGCCGCAAGGGGAGCTGGTGCGCCTATACGCGTTCAAGAACAAGGAGAAGTGGGCGCGGGCTACCGCGGGTTCAATCAGGGAACACTATGAAAAGACGCGTAAATTCAAGCCCACGAAGCTAGCCCGCTAGCTTCCGGCTGCGCTCTTAGATTAAACTCTAGGCTCCCGTTCACTAACCCAATAGGAGCTACCCTACATGACCCCGAACCCGAACAACTACCCCGTGCCCGAACACGACGGCCCGCTCGCGGACGCTTGGTGGAAGACGCGCGAAAAGCGCCTGGCCCTTCAGAAGAAGGTCACCGAGCTGGAGACGCAAGAGAAGTTCTACTACAACACGATCATCGACCGCCTACCGCTCAGCAAGGCCGACGGCGTCACGGGCCGGCTGGTGCAGGTGACCATCGAGAAGAAGCAACGCGTCGAGGTGCAGGACTGGGACAAGTTCTACGCCTACATCAAGCGCAACAACGCCTTCGACCTGCTCAACCGGGCGGTGAACGCCAAGGCGGCAAAGGACCGCTTCGAGCACAGCCGCACGCACGCCGTGCCGGGGCTCGAGCTGGTGGACTACAAAGCCCTCAGCTACAGCCGGAGGGGTGCGTAACATGTTCTGGGTGCGTTACCTCTGGTGGCACGCGGCGCGCGCCTACTACCGCCGCGCGATGCACGACCTGCGCTTGCGCGGAGCTGTGACGGGCGGAGCGTTTCAGCACGTCTTCTGGCGCCACCACTACGCTGAGCGGCGGTGCCGTGAGCTCAACGCGCGCTTTCCGCCCCAGTAGCAGCGTTATAGTTGCTACTTCAAGCGCGGCATATGGGGGCCGCTCCGCCTAAGTACCCCGGTCTTGTAACCTGCGTGTCCTCGTGACATGTACCCTTGTCTACCCTAAAGGAGCCCACCATGGCCACCGCCAAGAAGTCCCCGCCCGCCAGCACCACCCGCGCCGTTGCGCTGTGGGATGAAGAGCTGGCCGCCGCTGCCAAAAAGCAGGCAGCCGTCGAGAAGCCCATCGGGCTGTTCAAGCGCCTCAACATCAGCGGTGGGGTGTTGATGATCGACGACAAGAAAGTGCCCGGCAACGAGATCGAAGTGATCGTGCTGTGCGCCACGCACGAAAACCAGTGGTACAACAAGCCCTACAACCCCGCAGTGCCCGCCGTACCGGCGTGCTACGCGTTCGGGGACCCCACGCTCGAGGAGCCTGAAGGCCAGATGGCTCCGGACGACAGCGTCGAGGACAAGCAGGGCGACGACAACGGCCTGTGCGCCAACTGCTGGGCGAACAAGATGGGCTCCGCCGAGACGGGGAAGGGTAAAGCCTGCCAGAACGTGCGCCGGATGATTGTCACCACGCCGGACGCGCTGGAGAGCGCTGAGGCGCTCAAGAACGCCGAGACTCGCATGTTCAAAGTGCCGGTGATGAGCGTGCGCAACTGGGTGAAGTACGTGCACGAGCTGGAGGAGTCGATCCACCGCCCGTCCTACGGCGCGGTCACCAAGATCAGTGTCGTCCCCGACCAGAAGTCCCAGTGGCAGGTGCTGTTCGAGTTCGTCGAGCTGGTGAACTTCGACGCAGAGCTGTACGGGGCGATGAAGAAGCGCGTCTCCGACGAGACCAAGAACCTCCTCAGCCCGTACCCCAAGCTGGAGGAGCAGGAGGAGCAGGCGCCCCGCCGCGGCACGAGCAAGGTCGCCATGCCGCAGAACGGCAAAGCTGCCCCCGCGGGGGTGGGTAAGCGCCCCGTGGTCCCGCCGCCCAAGGCGCAGCAGAACGGCGCCGCGGCTAAGCGCGCGGGCGGGAAGTACTGAAGTGTTTAAGGAGGGCGGCACCTAGTCGGGTGGCGTCGTAGGTCAAAGGTAGACCGCCCACGGGGACCCGCCTGCAAGCGCACATCCGTGGGAAGTTGGTGAGTCAGATAAGCCCGACGCTTTACCGCTCTCCCCCCTCACAACCCACGTTCAAAAGGAGCCAACACATGTCCTACGTCATTGTAGCCCACGGCGTCAACAAGGGACCTAGCGCAACTCTGAAGGCACCGGGCTATGAACACCACCCCAAATTTCAACCTGCTGGATGACCGCGAGAACGTAATCACGTTCCTGGGCATGCTCATTGAGAAGCTAGGCGGCAGCGTCACGCTGACCGAAGCCGAGGTCAACAACAGCCTCGTGGGCAAGACCAAGAGCGTGTTCTGGGAAGTAACGCCCGAATACATTCGACTAGAAGTCATCCCCAATGGCCCGAAAACCAAGACAGTTAAAGCTTAGCCCGATCGGGCTGGACTTTGAAACGGACCCGATAGAGCAGAAGCCCCACTACCCGCCTAAGCCGGTGGGGTTCTCGTTGAAGCTCCCTGAGTGGAGGCAGCCCCGTTACTTCGCCTGGGACCACTACACAGGCGGTAACAATTGCACGCAGGAGCAGGCAGGGAGGGTGCTCCGCGCGGTGTGGGACGAGGTCAGTGAGGAGCGTCCTTTGTTGTGCTTCAACGCTAAGTTCGACCTAGACATCGCCGAGGTGCACTTCGGGCTGAAGCTACCCGACTGGCGGTGCTGGCATGACGCGATGTTCCTAGTCTTCCTGATGAACCCGCACGCTCGGGACCTGGGGCTGAAACCCAGCGCGGTTCATTACCTAGGGCTGCCCCCGGAGGAGCAAGACGCCGTGAAGGCGTGGGTGCTCGCTCACAAGAAGCAACTGGAAGCTCAGTTCCCCGAGATCACTGAGCGCTACGAGGGCATAAAGCCTAGCACGGCGGGCGCCTACGTGGCGTACACCCCCGTCAGCCTAGCAGGCCCCTACGCCGACGGCGACCTAATCCGCACGCACGGGTTGTTCGACAAACTCTACCCGCAGGTGCTGGAGCTGGGGATGGGTCCCGCGTACGACCGCGAACGGCAAGTGATGCCCATCTTTCTGCGCAACGAGCACGAAGGCATACGCACGGACGGCGCGGCACTGGAACGGGACCTGGAGGTGTACGAGAAGGCCCAGGCTAAGGCGGACGAGTGGTTGCGCAAGCGGCTGAAGGCGCCGGGGTTGGACTTCAACAAGGACAACGAGGTGGCCAAGGTGCTCGACCGGGAGCAGATCGTCACTGACTGGGCGTTGACCAGCACGGGGAAGTTAAGCACCAGCAAGAACAACCTGAAGCTCAGCCACTTTCATGACCAGAAGGTGGCCGCGGCGTACAGCTACCGCAAGAAGTGCGCGACGGTGCTAGAGACGTTCATCCGCCCCTGGATACGTTTCAGTGCTAACGGGTGGATGCGCACCACGTGGAATCAAACCAGGCAAGCGAACAGCGAAGGCGACGCTAACGGTACCCGCTCGGGGCGCCCCAGCAGTAAGGACCCCAATTTCTTGAACATGCCACGTCCGTTCAAAGACGCTGCGGAGAATAAGGACAGCCAGTACATCTATCCGGTGTTCCTTGACGTACCCGCGTTGCCCAAGATTCGTGACTACATACTGCCTGACGAGAAAGACCATTGGATTGGCCGGCGAGATTTTAATCAACAGGAAATCCGCATATTGGCTCACTACGAAAATGGGCCGTTGATGCAGGCGTACCTAGATAACCCCCGTCTAGACGTACACCATTACTTGATGCTCAAGATTCTCAACGAGATGGGCATCCCTATTGACCGCTATAGTACGAAGCAACTCACATTCGGGTACATATACGGTCAAGGTCTCCCTAGCCTGGCGGCTAAGCTGGAGAAGAGCGTAGAGGAAGTCAAGGTGCTACGTAACGCCCAAATGGCGGTGATGCCTGGTCTGAAGGGGTTGTCCGGCGACATCAAGACCCTAGCCAATGCAGATCAACCTATTGTAACGTTCGGAGGGCGTCTGTACTACAAAGAGCCGTCAGTCTACTCAGAAAAGCACGGGCGTTGGCTGGACTTCACCTACAAGCTGATCAACTACATCTGTCAGCCGAGTGCCGCGGACATCACGAAGGAATCCCTAATCCGCTACGACGCCGTGCGCAAGGAGGGGCGGCTGCTGCTTTCCGTTTATGACGAAAATGTGATCTCCGGGGCCAAGAAAGCGCTCCCGCAGGAAATGCTTTTGCTGCGTGACGCGATGATGAGCGTGGAGCTAGACGTTCCGCTCATCAGTGATGGTGAGTGGGGGCCTAAACTGGGGTCTTTGACTGCGATGAAGGAACCCGAACCTGACTTGTCTAGGTGGGGAATCAAATGGTAAGGAAGAATGCATGACCGGAACCCGTAACTCCGCTGGTGGGCTCTACGCCGTCGCCCCGGCCGACAAACGCAAGGACAACCGTCCCACCGTACAGCCCACGGGCAAGACCCAGGCCCAACGCCGGCTTGAGCGCATGGACAAGGGCGCTGCTATGTTGGCCGCAGTCCTGGCGCTGGACTGGGGACCCTTTGGTCCTGAGAATCCGTCGGGGTACGCACAAGACGATGACTGGGACGACCGTCCTTACTGACCCAGGAGAACCCTTAGCATGCCAACCCCCGCCCCCGTATCCGTCAAGCCGATTAGCTCATGGAGCTTCAGTCGGTACTCTGATTATAAACAGTGTCCCGCGAAGTTCAAGTACAAGCACATCGACAAACTCAAAGAGCCCCCCAACCCCGCCATGGAGCGCGGCTCTGCCATTCACAAACTGGCGGAGGACTACGCGCTCGGTAAGCTGCCAAAGCTCCCCGTAGAGCTGAAGCTGTTCAGCGAAGAGTTCAAGCGCCTCAAGGCGGAGAAGGTCAAGGTCATTGAGGATCAGTGGACCTGGTCTGCTAATTGGGCAGGAGAAACCGCCTGGAATGATTGGAAAGGCGCCTGGCTACGCGTGAAGCTCGACGCCGCCTACCTGAACACCGAGTACAACGCGCTGGTGATCATCGACCACAAGACGGGCAAGCTGCGGGAGGACAACCACGCCGAGTACAGGGAGCAGCTCGAACTGTACGGACTCAGCGGGCTCCTCAAGTACCCCGACGTGAAGGTGGTGAGCCCCCGGCTGTGGTACCTGGACGCGGGCGCTATCTACCCCAACGGGGAGCCCCACGAGCCGGAGATCGAATACACCCGGGCGGACGAACCCAAGCTGAAGAAAATCTGGCTCAAGCGCATCGAGCCCATGATGAAGGACAAGTCCTTCCGTCCTAAGCAGAACCAGTTTTGTAACTGGTGCCACTTCAGGAAATCCAACGGGGGTCCGTGCCCGCTATGAGCTCTGACCAACGTACCCTTACCGCTCGGATGGGCGGCTATGACAGTGTGTTTCAACAGGAGCCTACCTCAATGGAAACCTTTCAACAGCCCAAGCTCACCGGCTACCGCCAGCTCAACGCCGACGAGGCCGCCATGATGAACGAAGTGAAGGAGTGGGGCGCGCGGTTTGAAGCCTTGGTCGAACGCGTGCGCGGCCATGTGGCCTACCAACAGGCCGAGGCGAAGGAGCAGCCCACCGCCACGGAAGTGCACCGCCTGCGCAACGCCGAACCAGAGCGCTGGGCCGCGATGGCCCGCACGGACGCCCAGGTGGCGGTGATGAAGCTCTGCCGCGCGATTGCGCAGCCCGCATCATGAGCGGGGCGCACCGTGGGTGGGTCGGCGTCGACCTGGACGGCACCCTAGCGCAGTACGACGGTTGGCGGCACGCTGCGCACATCGGCGCCCCCGTGCCGCTGATGCAGCAGCGGGTGATCGACTGGCTGAAGGAGGGTCGGGAGGTGCGCATCTTCACCGCGCGCATTTACCCGATCAACGAGTGCGTCCGCCCGGAGGACATCCTCACCTTTCAGCCCGTCACTGACCGGGACCGGGACGCCGTGCTCGCTCTGCGCGCTATCCAGGCCTGGTGCCTAGAGCACTTCAGGGCGGTGCTCCCCGTGACCAACCTGAAGGATTACGGAATGACGATGCTCTATGATGACCGCTGCGTCACCGTGGAGCAGAACACGGGCAAGATCATTGGGAGGCCGAATGGCAACTGAATACAATAGAATTATGGTAGATTTGGAGACATACGGAACGCGCCCGGGGTGCGGCATCCTGAGCGTGGGCGCCGTGTTCTTCAGCGCTTCCCTGCCCGAGTGGCGGGGACCGCACTTCTACGCTCCGGTGCACCGTGAGAGCTGCAAGATAGCAGGGTTGCACGAAGACCCCAGCACGCTCGCCTGGTGGGAAGCCCAAGGCAGCAAGGCCCGCGGCGTGTGGGAGGAGATCAAGACCGCCCCCAATCTGTCCGAAGTACTTAAGTCTTTTGCTACCTGGGTGCGCACGCACTCCGCGGGCGAGGCTCAGGTGTGGGGCAACGGCGCGGACTTTGACAACCCCATCCTGAGCGCCTGCTACACCGCCACGGGGCTGCCGCAGCCGTGGGGGCCTTACAATGGACGTTGTTATAGGACGCTCAAAGCCCTCGCCCCCGCTGTGAAGCTTGTGCGCACGGGTACGCATCACAACGCACTGGACGACGCCGTGTCGCAAGCAGAGCACGCGGTACGCATCCTGAAGCATCTGAAGGGCGCCGTGGCGTGAGGTATTACCGCCGTTTCTGCGTGCACGGCCGTAGCCTTAGCTACCTGACCTCTAGCGTGCTCCTGCGCTCGGCGCACAAGGATGAGCCCCAACACGCTGGCGCGTTGGTGTTAGATGAGGTCTGGACGCACCGCAGCGCCCGGGGTCAAGGGTACGCCACAGCCCTACTCAAAATGGCGCAGGAGGAGGCTCGGAGACTGCGCCGTGCTGTACTGTGCCGCCCTCACGCTCATGACGCAGGGATGCGCCAAGGTGCGCTGGAGCAGTGGTATGAGCGCTTGGGGTGGCGCCCCGCCTACGCCGCGTTGGAGTGGGGCTGGTACCTGTGGCAGCCGGAAGAGCGGGAAGCGTATGGCGACGAAGCTCTCTCCGCGTGAAGCTCAGATTCAAAACACCTGCACGGAACGCGCTCAGCTAGAACTGGGCATCGAGTGCTGTGGGTTGAAGAAACGCGGGTGGCCTGACCGCATCTACATGATCCCTGGAGGGCGCCCCGCCCTCGTGGAATGGAAAAGACCAAATGAGGACCCCCGTGCTAACCAAGACATCGTCATCTACCGGCTTCAGCGCCTTGGTTACTCGGTCGCCGTCTGCAGCTCGGTCGAGGAAGGGCTCACCTTCCTCCGGGCGTGCTTGGACGCCGCATCCATATCAGAAGCAAGCGGTGAAGTTCCTAGTGGAGCGCGCGGGGGCAGCGTTGCTCCTGTCGCCCGGACTCGGGAAGACCTCGATTTCCTACGCCGCCTGCAAGATACTCAAGAAAGCAAAGATGTTCAAGGGCGCGCTCGTCGTCGCGCCGCGTCGCGTAGTCGTTAGCACTTGGCCGCAGGAACAGCAGGAGTGGACTGACTTTCACGACCTGAAGATTGCAGTCCTGCACGGTCCCCACAAGGAAGCCCGCGCCCTCGAACGCGCCGACATTTACACGATTAACTACGAGGGTCTCAAGTGGTTCATCGATAACGGCCACATGGCGCGGATGCTGAAGGACGGTTGGATCGACGTCCTGATCATAGACGAGCTCAGTAAGGTGAAGCATCCCGACAGCCTACGGCACAAGCTGCTGGCCCAGTGGCATCACCGCTTCTCGCGCCGCTGGGGGCTTACTGGCTCCCCGGCGAGCAACGGGTTGCTGGACCTTTTCGGCCAGGTGTACATGCTGGACTTTGGGGCGGCGTTCGGTAAGTTCATCACCCACTTCCGCTTCAACTTCTTCACCCCCGTAGGGGACACCAACTTCCCCGTGTACGTGCCCAAGCCGGGCGCGGAAGAGCTCATTTACGAAAAGCTCAAGCCCCTAGCGCTACGCATTGAGGCGCGCAAGCACGTCAAGATGCCGGAGATGCTCCCCCCTATCCCGTTGAAGTTTGAGCTGCCGGAGAAAGTACGCAAGATGTACGACGCGATGGAGGAAGAGTTTTTCGCCATCGTGGATCAAGGAGGCAAGAAGGGCAAGGAGCTGTTCACCGCCGTGAGCGCCGCCGCGGCGCGCATGAAGTGTCGGCAAATTGCCACGGGCGCCCTGTACGAGGATCCCGTCGACCCCCTCACCGGCATGCCGCGCACAGGGACGCGCAAGTGGCATAAGCTGCACGACGGCAAGCTGGAGGCGTTGGAGGACCTGGTCGACGAGCTACAGGGGCAGCAGCTGCTCATCGGCTACGAGTTCGGTCACGACCGCATGCGGATGATAGAGCTGCTAGGGGAGGGCACCCCCTTCATCGCGGGGGGCGTGAGCGACCGTAAGTCCCTAGCCTACGAGCGGGGGTGGAACGCGCGGGAGTTTCCGCAGCTGATTGGGCACCCCGCCAGCGTGGGCCACGGGCTCAACTTTCAGAAGGGCGGGGCGCATCATGTGTTCTGGTACACGCTGCCGGAGGACTACGAGCTGTACGACCAGTACATCCGCCGCCTGTGGCGTCAAGGCAACACGGCGGAGCGGTTGTTCGTACACATCCCCATCGCGCAGGACACGGTGGAGGAGGCGGTGTGGGCGAACCTGAACAACAAGCGCCGCACGCAGGACTCCTTGCACCTAGCGCTAGAGGAATACCGGGAGCGCAAGCGGGCATACCGCTAACGCGTTCCGGCTTTACGGCGCTAGAAATCCCGCGGTATACTCGCGTCTCACGGAGCTACTCAAGACATGACGTTCACGAACTACGCGGTCTTTCAGGACGAGAATCGACACTCTTGCATCTTCATCAATGAAGAGCGGAAGTACACGTATTTCATCCCAATGGAAGCCCTCGAGGTGCGAGTGCGGCAGCTTGAGAACCGAACGTTCGCCAGCGACTACACCCCGCTGACGAGCTACCCGGTGCGCCGTGCGGCGGAAATTTTCTTGCGTGCGCCGGACAAGGCGGTGACCCCCGAGGCGCGAGAGCACCTCGAGGCTATCCTCAGTGACCCGACCTACGCATACGATGCCGCTGCGTACCCTGCCCTTTCGATTCTCAACCACACCCCCAAAGGAAAGTCTACCATGGCTCGTAAATCCGCCGCTCAGGTCGCTGAAGAAGTGGCCGTCGCCCCCAAGCGCACCCGGAAGGAAGCCCTCGCCGAAGCCGACGCGGTCGTCTCCGCGCAGGCACCCCACAACGTCAAGGCCCCGAAGGAGCGCCCCGCCGCCAAGGCCGAGCCCGCTCCGGCTGCGAAGAAGGCTGGCAAGCCCAAGGCCGAAGCCGAGAGCGCTCCGCGCGGTCGCGCACCGGCCATCAGCGGTGACGTCCGCCTCAAGGTGGGCAACCGCGAGACCGTCAAGCGCGGTTTCATGCTGGAGTTCATCGATTGCGCTGCGGGGCTCGAGAAGGGCACCCGCGGAAAGGGCTTCACCGTCGACACGCTGCTCGAAGCTGCCAGCGGCCTGCCCGGCGCCGAGGGCCGCGACGTGGGCTGGATCCGCACTTACGTCACGTACGCGCTGGACGCCTCCCGCGGCATCCTGGTGACGGCATAAGCCGGCGCAACACCTCCCTACGGGGAGGGTTGTTTGAGGAGCCGCGGGCACAGTCCCGTGATCTGCCGACGAGAAAACGCTGCAGGCGGCTCCTCAAACAATTCACCACAGCCAAGGAGCTACCCTTGTCCGCTATACCTACGCCGCCTCTCACCGTGGAGGCCTTCGGCGCGCAGCTGCTCAAGTCGGGTGACCTCGACCCCACGTACATCGCGATAAACGAAGCCAAGCTCGACCAGAAGACATTGCACCGTCTTTGCCTCGCGTATTGGTGCTACTATCATCTCGGCGCCGCGGCCAAGATGGCGGAGGCAAAGTCCGACAAGGCGTACTGGTCGCTGATGATGCAAGCGGCGGTGTACTCCCCGGTGAGCGAGCTGAACAAGCCGGGTCACCAGCCCTGGCCCCGCGGGGCGGAGCGCCGACACTACCGCGGTGCGCAGGCGGTCAGCTCGATGGCTTCGCTGCAATCCCGCTACAACACCCCCACGGACGCAGTACGCGGCATGACGACGAACGGACAGCTGGAAAAGGTCACATTCACCCAAATCATGAACCGGGTCAAAACCCACCGGGGGTTCGGGTCGTGGATAGGATTCAAGATCGCTGACATGACCGAGCGTGTGCTGAGGTTCCCCGTGGACTTCGCTGACTGCGAGCTACAATTCTACGATGAACCCCGCAAGGGGGCCGCTTTGGTGTTTTTCGAAAGCGAGCCCGCCGCGCGTTGGCCTGTGGCTGGCGGAGAGATTCCTTACGCGGACACTCCTTGGGACTACCCGATACGCGATGAAGATTTCAAGACGACGGTCGCTCGTCTGATCAAGCACTTCCGCAATCACAAGGCCCTAGGACTGACGCATCGTAAGCCGGATCTTTTCGAAACGGAAACCGTACTGTGTAAGTACAAGAGTTACAGAAGAGGCCACTACCCGATTGGTAAAGACACTAAAGAAGTTTTGCATAGCTTAGAAGGCTGGGGAGACTTGGCCAAACAACTGAAGACGGGGCTACTGAATGCCGGCGTACAAGTCCGTGTCTGACTACGAAGCCGAAGCTACCTGGCGCAATGGATGTCTAGAACATCCGGCCGACGAAGCTTACCGTCGCGTGTATGAGCGCAGGCACGGGATGCCCACTAAAGGAATGTACGTCTGCCATACCTGCGACAACGCTGCCTGTATCTTGGATGCGCACCACTTTCTAGGTACGCCAAGGGACAACCAGCAAGACGCTATCTCCAAAGGCAGACACATCAACCAAGTAATCACACCGGAGCAGATGCGCAAACGGGGCTCGGCAATCAGCAAGGCGTTGACGGGCAGGCCGCTAAGCCCTGAAACACGCAAGAAGATAGGCGCTGCAAACAAAGGAAACGTAATTCCTGAGTCTACCAGAGCCGCAGCGCGCAAACGGATGAATGAAGCCAACCCTATGAAGGGTAAGCACGGACCTGAGCACTCTAGGTTTGGCAAGCTTCACACAGAAGAAACCAAAGCTAAGATGCGCGCCGCTTGGGCCCGCAGAAAGGCCCAAGCATGAAGATCATCGAACTCACTAAGGGCGTGCCGGAGGACCAACGGCTCGTCAACTTGCAAGTGAAGAGGATGCGTGAGGCGGGCGCGGAGCGTCACCCCGTCCTGCAAGAGCTGGGGCTCTACGTCTTCTGGGGCGCGCGTGTCTGGGCTTACGTTGACAGCCACGACGTACCGTTGAGCATTCACGCTTCGAAGCTCGGGAAGAAGAAAACCAACGTCTGGCTGCCGTGCGTAAATTGGTACGCAGCTTACACACTACCAGAGTTCCGCCGCAAAGGCTACGCTTACCGGCTGTACGCCGAGATGGAAAAGGAAGCGGTGCGCGCTGGCTGCCGCCACGTGAAGAGCCTAGCAGGCTCCAGCGCCGGGTTGGGGTTGCACAAGGCGCTAGGGCATAGGTGCTGGGGGCAAGTGCCCACAGGGGAGGTGTTTGTCTACTCGCCGCTACCCGGTCATGAGCACATCTACCCTCCTGGTGCAGTTCCGCCCCAGGCCCCTAGCCCGAAACCCCTTACTCAGGCTAGCATTGACTCCCTTATTCGACGCGGCCTCCGCTATGACCATGCCAATTGAATATACGTTGCTGAAAGACAAAGCCCCTCCCACAGGGCTGAGTTGTGATCAGTGTGACCCATTCGGTGGACGCGAGCTCACCCCGCGAGACTTGTTCATGCGGGGGCAGGTTCAATCTACGTGGCGCCGCTGGTTGCGGCTCCCCTACTGCGCCGTCATCTGCCAAGGGTGCAAGACCATCATCGGGTGGGAGAAGCCATGAGCCTCAAGAAAGCCTTCGCACTCGTATGCGGCGTCATGCTAGGGGCGCTGCTCATGGGAGCCGCTTATCTCGTCACGGACAAAGTCGGCACCCGCGACGGTTGCATTTGCATGGAGAAGAAATGACACCTAAGGACGTGATCATCGTAGGCAATGGTCTGTTCGGTTCTATCGCCGCCACGCTCTGCCGCTCCCGCGGGCACAACGTGACCGTGGTGAGCAACAACGAGCCCATGGCGGCGAGTAAGGCGTCAGGCTGCGTGCTCGCGCCCAGCTGGCTCACGAGCCTCAACAAGACCGACGTGGACCACGGGCTGCGGCTGCTAGACGAGCTGTACGGGCTGCAGGACGTGGTGTTCACCGGCCCCCTGGGCGCCCCCTTCAAGGCTCAGCGCGTGGACCCTGACCGCGTGCGCGTGAAGGCGGATGTGACGGCGGACGTTACGAGCGTCAAGGACGGCGCTGTGGCTCTGAACGACGGACGCACGCTCCGCGGGACCGTCCTGGTAGCCGCTGGGGTATGGTGTGGGCGGCTGGTTGAAATGCCTCCAATCAGGGGTTTGTACGGCGCATCAATGCGTTTCAAGGCCACGGGGGTACAGGCCAAAATCAGCGTTTACGCGCCATACCGTCAATCTGTGCTGTTTCAACTCAACAAGACCGAAGCATGGGGTGGTGACGGCACCGCGCTGATCAGGAAGACCTGGGAAGCCGAGCGAGACAATCGCATTGCGGCCACCGTCCAGCGCATCACGAAGCTATCGGAGTTGCGCCAGCTACAAGGCGTCAAGGTAACGGAGGGCATCCGCCCCTACGTGGAGGAACACAAGGCGGGGTTCTTCAAGCGCATCAGCCCGCGCACGTTCGTATCCACCGGCGGGGCCAAGAACGGCACGCTGCTCGCCGCGGCGCAGGCGCTGCGTTTTGTCGAGGAGGGGCGATTGTGACCCGCCGCGGTATGTCCGCCTGGCTCGCCGGAGACGTAGCCGGCACGCCTAAGTTCTCAACGCTACTTCAACTGGAGATGAACGCCATGGGACACTACGACAGCTCCCGCCCCGGTTACTGCGCCGGTTGCGGCGCCGCGCCGGGTAACATGAACGCGGACGGCAGCTGCCCGTTCTGCGCAGCACGCAACCGAGCTGCATTTGGGCCGTTGACCAGGGAGTTGATGAAGCGCCCGCCCACGATGCAGCCCAACGCAGCTAAGCTGGAGACCCTGCTGGCTAAGTCTACTCTGACGGACAATGACAAGTCCGAGCTCAGGAAGTTCCGGCGCTTCCTGAAGGACAAGGCCCGGCTCCCCGCCGCTGAGTTCAACGCTAAGTGGGGTGCGTACATGAAAGGCGAAGAATGACCATCGTCAGCATTCGCGGAACTCACGGGAGCGGGAAGAGCACGATCGTGCAACGCATCCTGGGTTTGTACGACCACAAAGACAAGTGGCAGCCCATCAATCCGGACAAGAAAGGGCGTGTTGAAGGGTATTTGTTGCAAGTAGCGCCCAAGCAACGTCTAGCCATCATAGGCTCTTATCACACGCAGTGCGGCGGAGCGGACGGCATCCAGCCGTACTCACTCATACTTGACCGCATCGCGGACTACGCCAAGCACTACGAACACGTTCTGCTAGAAGGCGCGTTGGTGAGCTCCAGCTACGGCTCTGTGGGTCAGTTGATGAGCCACTACGCACCCAACGCCGTCTTCGCCTTCCTGGACACGCCCCTTGAGCTGTGCCTCGAGCGCATCAAGCAACGCCGGGCGGCTAAAGGAAACTTCGAGCCCTTGAACCCACACAACACCACCGTGAAGTTCGAGAACGTGGCGCGGACCAAGGACCAGATGCGTCGGCTGGGCAGCCAGGTGCGCATTGTGGACATCCGCCACACCCACGCGGTGACCGACGTGCTGAAGCTGTTCGGGGTGCGGTTGAGTAAGGAGCCGGCGTGAACAAGGATGACCGCATTGATGCGCTCCCTCTTAACTACTACACGTTCGCAGTGATGCCGGCTTACATAGGCTACTACTGCATCGGCGGCAACTTCAAGATCGCAATGACGCGCAAGCCCGCGTGGGCGCATCGCTTCATGATGCGTTGGTGCTTTGGGTGGGCGTGGGAGGATGCGCTATGACAGACGGGGAACGCGCCCTGTTCCGCTTCATGCAGGCGCGGCACGCCGTATACGAGACGCGCAAGCGCGGCATGCCTTGGCCGTGGACTGACGACCCCATACTGAAGGCGTACCGCTTTTGTAACGTCTACCGCGAGCTAGACAAGCAGACGGTGCTCATTCACGACAACTGGCTGAAGCCCAACCGCGACGCGCCGGACCTGTGGTTTGCGTGCGTAGTGGCGCGATTGATCAACTGGTGGCCGTCGCTGGAAGAGATAGGCGCTCCCCCTGGCGTGTCTGGTAAGTGGCACCCCAAGTGGTTTGTTGATGCGCTAGACGCCCGCCGCGCTGCGGGGGACAAAGTCTTCACGGGAGCGTACATGGTGAGAGCGGACGCCGTAATCGGCGGCACCAAGGCTGCTTACTTGGCGGAGTACGTCCTGACGCCGATGTGGAAGGACCGTGAGCATATCCGCCCTCGCAAGGGCGACACCCTAGCCGCCTTTCACGCCCGGCTCAAGCTGTACCGAGACATGGGCGATTTCATGGCGGGGCAGGTGGTGGCGGACGCTAAGCACTTCACCTTTCCGCTGCAAATGGCCGCCGACCTGGACACCTGGGCTACTCCGGGGCCGGGCAGCCTACGCGGGCTCAACCGGGTGCGCGGGCGTGCGCCTACGTCATCCTGGACGCAGCACAATTCTTGGTTTCGGGAATTCAACGCCTTGTATACAATCATTGAGCCTGAAGTCCGCCGTACCCGTATGCCGTTTCTCGATGGGCAAAACCTGCAGAATTGCCTGTGTGAGTTTGACAAATACGAACGCGTACGTCTAGGTCAAGGTAAACCCCGTTCACGCTACTCACCCCCACCGGAGCATTAATGCACGTCATCCACGCCACCAATGTCAACGACGCCCTCTACACAGGGGTCGAGTATCTGAAGCGCCACGGCCTACGGGAGGACTCCCGCAACGGGGCGGTGCTCGTCGCCCCCGTACCCGTGACCACCCAGTACCTGCGCCCGCAGGAGCGCGTGCTGTTCAGCGCACAACGCAACGCAAACCCGTTTTTCCACGTGCTCGAGAGCCTGTGGATGCTCGCCGGGCGCAATGACGTGGCCTACCCCCACACCTATGCCCCGATGATGCTGTACAGCGACGACACCGAGACGCTCAACGGCGCCTACGGCTACCGTTGGCGTGAGCACTTCGGCTACGACCAGTTGCGGGAAATCATCAATGAACTCAAGCGCAACCCCGCCAGTCGGCGCTGCGTGCTGAGCATGTGGGACGCCATGGATGAAGTCGAGGGCTACGAAGGCGACCTGAAGCGCGCCATCGCGGGCGGGAAGGATGTCCCCTGCAACACCCACGTGTACTTCCGCGTCAACGCGGGCGCGTTGGACATGACGGTGTGCAACCGCAGTAACGACATCATCTGGGGCGCCTACGGCGCGAACGCTGTGCACTTCAGCGTGTTGCAGGAATACGTGGCGGACCTGGTGGGCGTGAAGGGGGGCGCGTACTACCAGATGGCGAACAACTTCCACGCCTACATCGAGCGCGAAGACGTGGTGAAGCTGTTCAACACTTCTGAGCTACTCCTCGATGATCGTTACCGACTCACCTCCGCACGCAAGGTGCGTCCCACCCCGCTGGGAGCTGCGGACTCCAAGTTCTACGAGGAAGTGCTCCGCGTGTTGGACGGAGAGGAACATCTTTACAGCACTGAGTTCTGCGCCATCGCGCACGAGATGGACAAGGCGTACAAGCAGTACAAAGCGGGTGACCTGAGCCACGCTATCCTGCGCCTGTCCAACCGCGGCGCGCACAACTGGGATTGGCTGAGTGCCGGTCACGACTGGCTCTTGCGCATCGCCGAGAAGCGTGCCCTGAAGGTTGCGGGCGGCGTAGGGGGTACAGCGTGAGCATCGTCAACACCGCCGTAGCGATGGAACGCCTGATAAAGCAGGCGGTCGCCGCTACGCAGTTCGGCCAGACCCAGCGCTACCACACGGAGGTCATGCTGCGCACGCAGGACGTGGGTCAGCACTCCTTCAACGTAGCGTGGTTCTGCTACATCCTGACCGGAGGCGCCCCCACTGCGGCGTTGCTGATCCAGGCGTTGGCGCACGACGCCGGGGAGCGCAGAACGGGAGACGTTCCCGCTCCTACCAAGCTCGCGTTGCGGCTCAACTCCATGCTCGACGAGGCGGAGCGTGCGCACCTCGTGGCGCATCACTTCGACCTCGGCGCGCACCCACTGACGGAGGAGGAAGCTGCGACCCTGAAGCTAGCGGACTCGCTGGAAGGAGGCTTCTACTGCCTGCGAGAGGCGCTCCTCGGCAACCGAATGGTCCTCAGCCGGGAGTACAACGGCTGCGCGCGCACTTACCTGGAGTACATCGAGCGTCTCATTAAGGCGACCGACGTCGGTGGGCTGCGCACCCGAGCGCTCACTTTGTTCAACCACCTCAAGAGGGAATTCGATGAGCTCAGCAAATGAACGTCAGGTCGGGGGGGCGCACTACCGCTCTGCCTATCAGCACTGGGACTTTGTGGAAGACGTGGGCCTGGGGTACCTCGAGGGTCAGATTACCAAGTACATCTGCCGCCACGCCAAGAAGAACGGGTTGCAGGACGTCGAGAAGGCGGGACACTTCCTCGACAAGTTGATGGAAGAACGCTGGAAAGCTTCGCAGAACGGCACCCCGGTGGATCACGCCAACGACGTGGAACGCTTCCTGCAGGCCAATGACCTGGAACTCACGAGCCAAGAAGCTGCCGTCATCCGCGCTGTCTGCTTCTACAGCACGCTCAATGAGCTGAAGTGGGCGCAGCAGTATCTCCAGCTCATTGCGGAACGTTACGCTCCCATTGAGTTCGTCGTGAAGGAGCTCAGATGAGCCTCCACGTCGTCTGGATTCCTCACCTGGCGTCCTACGCGCAGGACAAACGCATCAGCTTGTCTAAGTCTAGCGCGGTAATGAACGTCTTTCTGCCGCACCACAAGGGCAAGATCATTGACGCCCACGCGCTCGCGCACCCTCAGCTGTACCTCGCGCACTCTCCGCACCACGCAGACGGCGTGCTGAAGGGGCGCCGTCTGGACGGCTTTGCTAAGCTGGAGGGCTTCCAGCCGGGCACCCCGGTGGAGCACGCGATGCTCTCCTGCGGCGTCATGGTGGAGGCGGTACGGCAGGCGGTGAAGGCCCAGGGCCGAGACATCATCTGCGCCCCCGTGAGCGGGTTCCATCACGCAGGATGGGCGGAGTCCGCGGGCTATTGCACCTTCAACGGGCTCCTGCTCGCGGTGCAAGACTACCGCGTACACAACCCCGGCGCGCTTAAGAACGTGCTGGTCATCGACGGCGACGCCCACTACGGCAACGGCACCGACGACATCATCGAACGCATGGGGCTCGCGGGCATCGTCAACCTGACGCACCGCGGGGAGGGTCGGCACAGCATCAGCCCCGTGGTGTGGGAGATGAGCATTAAGGGCGCGCTGCGTGAGCGTCAGTGGGACCTGGTGCTGTACCAGGCCGGCGCCGACGCGCACAAGGAGGACCCCTACGGCGCGGGCTATCTGGACGACTACGGCTGGGAGGCGCGAGACATGCTGGTTTTCCAACACTGCGCGAACAACAACCTCCCCTGCGTCTTCAACTTCGCGGGCGGGTACAACGGCGCGCGGACCGTTCACCTGCACATGCGCACGATGAAGACCGCGCAGGTGGTCTACGCCAGCCCCGAGCTAGCGCCGCTGCACGCCACCGCGGCGGACTGACGCAGCGGGTGAGGTCTTACGCAGGGCGCCCCCGTGGCTGAACTCGAGCCCCTTGAACGCCGCGGGGTTCACGTCCCGGCCCTGTAGCGCGTCGCTCGTAATGCCGAGCTTGCGCAGCGCGCCCGGGCCGGTGGACTTCAGCGCGGCGCTGTTACTCGCCTTCACCGCCGCATAGGCCGCGTTCAGGTCCGCGGGGCTCATGTCGCTGCTGAACGTGAGGTTGCCCAGCCGGGCGCGCAACGCCTCCGGCGTGGCCTTGTCCGTCGTAGCAGCGAGTAGACGCTGAAGGGTCTGCAGCGCGCCCTCGGTCTGAAGTGCGCCCACCTGGGTCTCCGGCGCGGCGGTGCGCAGCGCGGCGGGGTCCGCGAGCACGTTCCTGAACTGTTCCGGGCTGGTGAGTAGGCGCTCCCCGGCGTCAGGGCGGCGCATGATAGCCGAGGCGAGGTTGTAGTTGTTGCGGTACTCGTTGACGCCCGTCAGGCCGTCCTTAATGTTCACCGCGTTGGGGTTGTTCAGGATGTCCCCGTAGATAGCCGGGTAGGCGCGCGTGCCCGCACCGGAGCCCTGGGCCAGGCGCCCCGCCCCGATTGTGTAATACGTAGCGTCCTGCGGGAGGTCGCCGCGGTCAATGAAGGGGCTGTAAGTAGTGCCCTCCTGCAACCCCAGACGCTTGCGCAGCTCAGCGTCCTTCTTGAGCAGCTCGGCGTAGTTCTGCGCAAACAGGTAGACGTTGGCGTCGCTATTGGGGTCCTTGTAGATGGTGACCCCGTCGGAGCGACGCTGCGGGACGGACCAGTCGAACTGCGCGGCTAGGCCCTCGGGGGTCTTCGCAAACTCCTTACCCCGCTGGAACGTCCCCGGCAGCTCGGCGCCGCGCATGAACGTGTTGCCCACCGCGTCCACTGCCTTACCGCCGGCCCCCTCAGCTGACTTAGCCGCCAACGCCTCAAACAACGCGGTCAACGCGCCCACTTACTGGCCCTCCGAGCCGTCTCCGAGCCCTCGGAGTGCCGTATTTAACGCACCCACCCCCGCCTGTGGGTAGGCTTGTGCGGCTTGCCCGAGAGCACCGAGACGTGGCATCCCTTCAGCAAACGCCCGGCTGCGCAGCCCGGCGCTCAACGCCCGACCCCCGCCCACCGTCAACCCCGTGAGCATCGCAGCCCTCAGCGCAGCCGCCGAGGGGTCGTCGTGGTTTTGCAGTGAGTAGTACCCCAGCCCCACCGTAGGCGCCGCCCCAAGACGCACCGCCCCGCGCCCCGCGCGCTTTGCCAGGTCCACCAGGCCCGGGTTCGCCGTGGGGTTGGTGCGCCCCAGCATCTGACCGATGCGGGCCAGGTCGGGGAGTGTCTGGTCGCCTTGTGAGTACAGAAATGCGTTGCGCTGCGCAGTGTTCCCGACCTGCTTAGAGGTCACCTGACGCGCGAGCGCGTTGAAGTCGAAGTCTCCACCCGGGGTGACGGGCGCAATCTTCTCCAACGTCTTGAGGTTGGCCCACTGGCGGTCAGTCTGTGCCAGCAGCGCGGCGTCCTCAGGGCTCAGCCCACTCTTGAACGCCTGGTCCAGCGTGGCCTTGAAGCTGCCGAGCGCCTTCTGGTAGTCGGGGTCGCCGCCCGCGGCGTTCTGCCGCTGCTCATACTCCCCTATACGAGAACGCATCGTCTTGTACTGCTCCCCGGTGAGCTTGCCCTCCTCGTCGGCCTGGGTGACGATCTGATCACGGAGCGACTTTAGGTTCTTCACCGTAGTGGGCTTAGTGGTGCTAAGCCCGTTGGCGGCGTAGTTGTTGATCTCGTCCGTGAGCGCGTCCACGTGCCACGGCTCAAGCTGGAGCGCGTTGCGGGACTTGACGGCGTCGTAGGCGTCGCTCAGGTTCTTGCGCCCCGCCCGTACCGCGAGGAGCGGCTCGTCCGTGTCCGCACCCACTGACGCGGCCAGCGCCCGGTTGAACGCTTTCTGCTGAGCTCCGGAGGCCTTGTCCGCGCCACTCAAGGGCAACGTGGCGAGTAGGTCCGTCACGCCCTTCAGCGCGGGGTTGTCACTGATCTGAGCTGCGGTGAGCGGGATGCCCAGCGCGGAGGCTCGGCGCACAGCCGCCTGCGTCACCGCGTCAGCGGCCTGAGCCGCGGGGCGCGCCGCGGCGCTAAGCCCGGCACCAACCGCCTGGCCTGCGCCCCCCGCCACGGCGCCGAGTATCGCCTGCCCCGTGCGGGAGGCGCCCGTCTCGACCGGTTGAGTAGCGCCTAGGCCAGCGCCTACGATGGCTGCCGCGGGGACACCCTTGACCCCCGTAGTTGTGATGGGGAGCGCCTTAGTGACCGCGCTGCCGGGGATGGCCATCGTGCCCAGCGTACCGCCGAGGTATCCCGTCAGGCCCGCCCCCGTGCGCATCAACGGCTCGTCCAGGTGCGCTGCCTCATCGATGGCGGCCTGGTTGTCCGCGCCGAACAGCTGTGCCAACCCACGCCCCGTGTCCGCCACGGACTTACCCGCTCCCGCGAGCGCGTTACCTGCCCAGGCGGGGATCTTCAGCCCGTGAATTTCGTAGTCGCCCGTGGTGGGGTTGTAGAGCTTAGCGTCTGCGGCTTGCTGAGCTTCCAGCTTAGCGCGCTTAGCCTGCGCCTCCTTGCCCATGTCCGCGGCGATAGCCTGATACATTCCGGTCAGGTCCGTACCCGGCTGCACGTCGAGCTTCGCAGTGCCGAGCGCGCCAGGCGCCAGCCCGTGATCCTTTTCCAGCTGAGCGCGGAATGCGGTCATGGGTGCGCTGTTCGCGCTGTACTGCGCGCGCAGCTCGAGTGGGAGGTCCGACAGCGTTACAGCGTTGCCCATGGCGTCACTCCTCATACTCCCACATCCCGGTCTGGGGGTTTAGCTTGATCGGCTTCCCACTAAGACTGGTGGCCCGTTGAGCCGACGGGGCAGCGGGAGCCGGTGCCCTGAAGGGCTGCCGCGCGCCCTGAGCGGCACCCGTGACGTTCTTAGGTGCTTGGCCCTCCGCAGCGAGCTGCTGATTCCAGTTGACAGGAATCTGATGAAGGGGTACGCCCTGAGACCGTTGGTCGGCATAGAACTTTTGCATCTGTAGCGCACGCTTGTACTGCTCCGTTGCAAAGTTGAACATCGCCTCCATCGCGTTGGGATCCATCGCGATGCTGGGACTGTTCTTCTGGAAGATGCCGAATTCGGCCTGGGTGAGCCGCCCCGCCTGCGTACCCGTGCTGCTCGCCATGGCGCTCTTGAGGTTCTCCATCGCCCCTTGAACGGCGAGTTTCTGGAACTCCTGAAGCGCCTCGAGCTTGCCCTGCGCAATGCCGTCCGCCAGGCCCTGCGCCATCTTCGGCATGCCGAAGAGGGAGGCGATGTCCTTAGCGTAGGCCGCAGCGGTGGCGCGCACCTCGGACGTAGCGCCGGAGCGGAATTGCGTCTGCAACTCCCGCAGCTTGCCCAGCCGCATCTGAACGTCCTGCAACGCGTCCACCCGGGAGTTGAGCGCGGCTTGCTCCTTCGCAAAGTCCTCCGCGCTGGCCACATTGGCCTTTTCCATAGCAGGGTTCAACTCCAGGGAGCGCGTGGGGGCGCCGCCTACCGGGGGCTGAGCCGCCCCGCCCGGCCCCGCGGCGAGCAGCCCTTGGGTTTCCCGGATAATGGCGGCGGCGTCCGGCGTACCCACAGGGGCGGACTTACCTGTGACGTAGCTCACGACCATCTTGCCGTGGGGCGTCTCCTCGATCTTCACCGCTTCCGCGGGGGAGAGTGTCTTGCCCACCTGAGGCGCGTTCACGGGGCCGAGCGGCGTGGGGCCGCTCATGGCGTTGACGTTCACGGGCTGGATGCCCGAGCCGGTGTCCTTGTATTCGATCTGCGGGGTCAGGCTCTTGAACTTCGCCTCCGGATTCTGCGCCCCCGCCATCTTCTGCGTCAGGTAGGGGCGCAACGCCGCGGGGTCACCCGGGGCGTTCTGTAACCATCGTAGAGCCATCTGCGGCGGCACCAGGCCCTGCTGCACGGGGGCGCTGATAGCGCCGATGAGGTCCTGGTGGGTGATCGGCCCCTGCTGCGCGAGGAGGTTGGTGGCGGCGTTGGTGAGCGTGCTGTCCCACTCGCCCATCAGCTTGGTCTGGCTCTGTTGAATCTGAAGCGACTGCATCTGCCGCTGAAGCAACGCCTGCGCAATCAGCGGGATGTACTTGGACTGAAGCTCCGCCTCTTTCTCCTGCGAGCCCGCGTACCCGCCGATGGCGCTGCTCAACGCACCGCCGTAGCTCTGCCCCGGCTTCAGCATGCCCTCCGTGAACCGGAGCCACTTCTGGTTTTCCGGCAGCATGGGCCGCTGCGCCATCTGCTCGATCATGTCCGTGCCGGGCAGCGCCGGCCCGCTGAACAAGCTCAGCGCACCGCCACCGTCGCTCTGGTCCGCCATGAATCAACCCCCGGAGTTGAACGAATTGTAAAGCCCGCCGAGTGCGCTGAGCCACTGAAGGGGGGAGGTGCCCGCGGGGGTCTGCGCGGTGCTGCTCGAAGCGCTGGTGCTCGTCGGCAGCTGCGCCCCAGAGACGAGCCCCTGCAGCTTGCCCAGCTGAGACCAGTCCCAGCCCTGTTGGTTCAGGAAGTCCTGGTATGACGTGTTGAACCCTGTCTGCTCCAACTGTTGTTGCTGCCCGCCGATTGAGCCCAGCGCCGTGGCGTCTGCCACCTGCTGTTGCTGTTGCTGATTGGCGACCTGCCCCAACGCGCCCCCCACGTTAGTACCCGCGTTGGCTCCAGTCACGGCGAGGTTGCCGGCCCCCAGGTTGGTGGTCGCCTGAAGCTGCTCTTGCTGCTGCGCCCGGGCGGCGTCGGCGTTGAACTGGCCCATTGCACCCGTATAGCCCGCCTGTAGCGCGGTGGACTGCTGCCCGGTGATGTCGTCCTGCGCGCTGCGCACCGCGCGCCCCAGGATGTCCGCGTTGCGGGAGGAGCCGAATTGACCCGAGCCCACGAAGTTGCTCTCCACGTTGGGAATGATGTTCTCCATCAGGTTCCGGTTGCCCAGCCGCCCGATCTCATCCACCACGCTCTGCGTGTACGGGCTCATGTACTTAGCCGCCGTGCCCGCATCCGTCCAGCCCTGCGCGGGGCCGCTCACCGCGGAGGTGGCCGCGGTACCGAAGCCCGGCACGGCGCCCAAGCCCGTCTGTGCTTGCGTCAACGCGCCGGTAGCCTTGTCGAGCGTTGGTTGCCAGCTGCCCTGCATGTCCCGAACCTGCTGGAAGGACTTCATCTGGTCGTCGTTGAAGTCCGCCAGACGCTGGCCCGGGTACGCCTGGTAAGGCGTGCTGGCCACATCCGCCCCCTTGGCGGCCAGCCCCTGGATGTAGGCGTTGTACCAGTCCGGCAGCGTCGTCGAGGACGCCTGGTTGGTGTTGCTAGCCGCGGGCGTGCCCGAGGTCAAGAAGTCCAGCGCCATGTTACTTCACTCCCTTCTGCTTAGCTGCGGCCAGGTACGCCAGAGGGCTCTTGGCCTGCGGCGGGATGTCACTCACAGGGGCGCTGCGCTTGTGGGCGCGGAGCTGCTCACGGAACCGGTCCAGCACGTTGGCGCCCGCGGCGTTGTTACCGTCCCCGAGCGCGCTCACCGTATCGGCGTCGAACACGTACTCCCCCGGCGCCAGCGCCGCCGCTACGCTGTCGGTCTGCCCTGGGCCGTCCCCCGGCACGCGTGAGCCGTGCGCCATAGGGTTGAACTCAACCACGGGGCTACCCCCCGGCTGGCCGCCATGCGCCAAGCCAGCAGAACGCATGCGAGCTGCCGTAATTGCGGCGGGGTCAGTGACCGGGTTGGCCGGCAGTGCGCCGACGCCCGACGGCTGCGGAGAGCCCCCTTCAGCCTGCGCCAGCAACCGCAACGCCTCGGGGCTGAGCCCGCCCCCCGTGCCGCCCGTGCGCACAGGCCCCCGCGTGCCCACCTTGGGCTCGATGCGACCCCCGTCCGCCCGCGCCACGAGCACCTGCGGTGCCGGGGGCGGTACGTAGTGCGCGGCGGGGGTGTTGAAGTAGTTGTCCATGCGCGCCTGGTTAGCGGCGCTCATGGGGGCGTTGTGCCCCAGCCCGGCCTGCATATCCGCCACGGAGCGGAACCCCGGGGCGCGGTTCTTGTTGAGCAAACTGGCAATCAGGCCCAAGGCGCCCATGCCCAGGACCATCTGCTTTTGCGCGCCTTTGTCCCCGCTGCCCAGCTTGTTGAGCCAGTCCGTCGCGGGGGCATACCACGGACGCACGTCCGAGTTGTCCCCGTACTGGGGGTCGTGATAGCCGCCCTGTGATGCGGGCGTGTCCGCATAGGCAGCGGGCAGCTCTGCGCTCGGGTAGGCGCGCTCGTCGCCACTCCACAAGTTCACGTCATCCACGCTGCCGCCGTCCGCCATGCCAGGCACCTTGTAGTAAGTAGGGGTCCGCCCCACGCCGAACATCGCTGCGCTGGGGTCATTCACGTTGACCGCATTGCTCAGCTGGGAGTGTCCCGCACGGGGCGTGAAGGTGCCGGGCGTGAAGCCGGTGTAGCCGTACTTGGCGGCCTTGCCCATGTCCTGAGCCGCGACGGCGTGGCTCAAGGCGCCGCCCCCAGAGGTGTCCCCGTTGCCCCCGGAGCCGGAACCGCCCAGCCCGCCTATCGCTCCCGCCAGTCCAGCTGCCTGCTGAGGATTCTTCGCCACCCAGTCCGCGAGCTTGCTGCCGCCCTGCTTGAGCGCGTCCAGGAACGTGGGGTCGCTGCCCAGGTTGACAGTCGGGATAGTGGCCGTCCCCGCGCCGCCCATGTTCCCCAGACCGCCTTCCGCCGCGGTGGGGTTGTTGTAGAAGTGGGCGTCCGAGCCGGTGTTCGCCACTGAGGAGGTCGCTCCGCCGGCCCCGCCGAGCTGACTGCCCGCATAGGAGATGTTGTTACCGGTCCCCGCGCCTGCATCCGCAGCGAGGTCCATCCCGCTCACTTCACCTGCGCCGCCTGCCGCACCGGCACCTCCGCCGCCCAATGCGCCGCCCGCGTAAGAGATGTTGTTGCCGGTGCCAACTGCAGCGTCCGCGGCGAGATCCATCCCGCTCAGCTCAGTCGCACCTGCGGCGCCCCCAGCTTCACCCGCACCCGCTGCGTACGCACCGCCCACGCCCGCCAGGAGCACCGGGGCCAAATTCTGCAAGATGGGCCGGTACTGACTCACCCAGTCGCTCGGCTGATAGTAGCCCTGCGTCGCTGTGGGGATAGCCGTGCCCGTTCGGGGGTCGTACTTGTACGTGACCCCCATCTGATCCTTCTCAGACTTTCCGCTGGGGTCGTTGTAGTTGTCGGTGAACGTGTAGCCGCTGGTTGCGTCGCCACTGAGAAATTTCTTGGTTCCGTTGGAGGTGATGATGTACGGCGCAGTGGGGGCGTTATACGCCTGTTCCACGGAGCGGTCCCCAAAGTTTTGAGTCAAGCCGCCCTCTGTCCCGGGCGTCATGTACAGGCCATTAATCTGGTTGACGCTGGCGAGCAGGTTGTTCGGGTCGTACTTGGAGGCGTCGTACCACAGAGTCGGGTTGCTGCCCGCGTACTTGACGCTCGCCGCCATTTGATCTCCGCTGAGCGGACCCCCGGTATAGCCAGTGAGGTCGTAGTTGACGGCGGGCGCAGCAGGAGTCGGCGCGGGCGCAGGGCTGAGCGGCGCCGGATTCGGCGCGTCGGCCGGCTTGATAGCGCCAATGCGGGAGAGAGCACCTATGTTGTCGTAGTGAGTAGGCATATCAGTGCACCACTTGCATGAGGTTAGCCGCCCAGTCCTGCCACCGCCCGAAGCGCCTGGGGTCCGTAGCGCCGAGTTGCGCAATAACGGGGAGCTCACAAACCCGTGTCGCCCAGCTCACCCATTCGGCTTCTGGGGTGGGCTGAGGCACATTATAGGCGGCGAGCTGTGTGTAAAGCTCCACCGCCCACCGTGCAAAGGGTACGCTCTGAGGCACGGGGAGGACAATTCCTTTGAGGATGCTCATGCGCGTTCATCCCCAGGTTCGACGTGGAGGAGTGTGCGC